CGAGCTCGGAGTTGATGAAGTTCTGGAAGTAGGGCAGGCCGTACTTCGCGGTCATATCGAACAGGGCGCGGGCGTTGTCCGACTCCCAGTCGAAGTCCTTCGTCATGTTGTAGGTCGGGATAGGGAAGGTGAAGACGCGGCCGTCGGCGTCGCCTTCCATCATGACCTCGATGTAGGCGCGGTTGATCGTGTCCATCTCGGCCTGGAGGTCCCCGTACGTGAAGTCGCAGACCTCCTCGCCGATGTAGGGGTGGTCGTCGGCCACGTCGGCCGGGCACGTCCAGTCGAACGTCAGGTTCGTGAAGGGGCATTGGCTGCCCCAACGGCTTGGAACGTTGAGATTGAAAATGAGCTCTTGCATTGATTGCTTGACCTCCGCATAGTCCAGCCCGTCGAGCCGGATGAACGGCGCCATGTACGTGTCGAAGGACGAGAAGGCCTGGGCCCCCGCCCACTCGTTCTGCAGCGTGCCGAGGAAGTTGACGATCTGGCCGCAGGCCGACCTGAAGTGACGCGGCGGATCGGAGGCGATGGCCCCCGCGATGCCGTTGAATCCCTCTTCGAGCAGGCGGCGCAGCGACCAGCCCGCACAATAGCCCGCGAGCATGTCGAGGTCGTGGATATGGTAGTCGCCGTTTCTGTGTGCGGCTCCTTCTTCTTCGCTGTACACCTTCGACAGCCAATAGTTCGCGATCGTCTTGCCGGCGGCGTTGAGAATGAGGCCGCCGACGGAGTAGCCCTGGTTCGCGTTCGCGTTGACGCGCCAATCCGCCTGCTCCACGTACTCCTCCACTGTGGAGATGGGGTCGATGTTAACAGTCAAAATATCGTCCTTTCTACGATGGGTCTTCGATTATACAGCCACGGGGGCCTTGATGGCGGGATGGTGTTTGTACCCGGCCGATGCGTATATATCACTCATTTGATAGTCGAATATCGATGGCGCCTTCTTGAGGCTGAGCTCGGGAAACGGGTAGGGGTTGCGGGTGATTTGTTCTCGCACAGCCACTACGTGGTTCTTGTATATATGGCAGTCTCCTCCAGTCCAGATGAACTCGCCCACGTCGTAGCCTGTTTGCTGTGCGATCATGTGCGTCAACAAGGAATACGACGCTATATTGAAAGGCACACCCAAGAACAAGTCCGCACTACGTTGATACAGCTGACACGATAGCCTGCCGCCTGCTACATAAAACTGGAATAGAACATGGCACGGTGCAAGAGCCATGGCGTCCAAGTCGCCGACGTTCCATGCCGACACGATATGCCGGCGGGAGTCCGGATCGGCCTTCAAGCTCTCAACGACCTCGTAGATTTGGTCGATGCCCTTTCCATCCGGTGCAGGCCAGGAGCGCCACTGGTGTCCGTACACGGGCCCGAGGTTGCCATCTGCATCGGCCCACTCGTCCCAGATAGTGATACCATGGTCTTTCAACCACTTGATATTCGTGTCGCCTGATAGAAACCACAGAAGTTCGCCCTTCACCGCTTTCATCGGAACGAACTTCGTCGTTATACGAGGGAAGCCGTTACTCAGGTCGTATCGAATCTGCCGCCCGAAGACGGACAGCGTCCCCACCCCTGTGCGATCCTTCTTCTCCACCCCGTGCTTCAGAACGTCTGCGAGAAGAACCTCATACTGTCTGTCAATTGTGTTCATCAAACGAACTTCCTGACCATGTCAGGGCGGAACCCGCTCCAGTGCGTCTGACCGATCACCACAACCGGCGCCTGCTTATAACCGAGTCCTAGCACAAAGGACAGTGCGTCGTGGTCTTCGGTGATGTCAACCTCGTCGAACGGTATGCCTTTCTTCGTCAGGTCTTTCTTCGTCATCTTGCATTGCACACATCCTGGTTTCGTGTACAGCGTCGCTTTCGTCATACGTTTCTCCTTTCATCAGTGGGAGGCGTGCTCCCAGTCGTCTGCCGGCTGCCCGTGTGCGGCTGTGAACTCCACCCCGTTCCACGTTGTGGACATCAGCTCCGCGATTTTCGGCACTGCCCAGTCTAGCTCCGATTCGGGGATGGAGAAAATCAGCTCGTCGTGGATTTGCGCGCGAAGCCAGTGAATGAGGCGAATGTCACATTTCAGCATCCGGATAAGCGCGTCGGTCATGATCTCCCGCGTCCCGGACTGCCCCATGAGAGCCGAGGACTGCGTGTAGGACCGCTCGACGTTGACGCTCATGCGCCTGCCCCACGCGTTGTAGATCCAGCCGTTCTCCCCCTGATCCGCACAGTCCTGACGCCATTCGACGACCCGCGGATAGGCTTTCGCCATCTGTTTGACGAAGTGTTCCGCTATGTCTAACGGTTGTCCAGAAGCCTTGGCGATCGTCTTCGCCCCGCCTCCATAGTTCCAGGCGTGCGAGAGCGCCTTGGCTTTCTGGCGGTACGGGTTGTGCTTTCGCGCCTCAGGATCGGTCTCCCAGCCTTCAGGCATGTGCGCCTCGTACTCTTCGTCGCCCCAGACGGCGCGGCCTGTGATCTCATGCGGGTCGGCGCCGGGTTTGAAATTCTCCATATATGCGGGGTCCTGCGCGTAACCTGCAACGATCCTCGCATCCGCATTCGAGTAGTCGAACGAGACGAGCTTGCATCCGGGGTCGGGGACGAAGTAGGACTTCTCCACTGCGTTGTCGCCACGTGCCGTCCACACAGTCAAACCGGGCTTCGTCGTAGAAGAACGACCAGAGCGCTGCAGGTCATCGACCTCGGGGTGCACACGGCCGTCAGGCTGCAGACAATCGATTGTGAGCTGCGCAAGGGATCGCTGGCCCAGTAGTTCACCCAGGACCTTTCCGAAGGCCTCAGCGTGGCTTCCGTGGCCCCTCAGGAGGTCCTGTACGACGCTGCCGGACAGCTGCAGGGCTCCGGTCGGTGTGCGCGGCCACTCGGGATGCGTGTGCTCGTCTACGCCGAACGCAGCCAGGGCGTCGATGATGCACTGCTTTCCAACGTTCGTCCGCCACGGCTGCTTCGAATCGAGTGGCATACCCACTGACTTGTGCAGATAGTCGAGTAGCTTCTCCTTTCTGTCAGCCAAAGCGTATAACCTGTCGTAGACTTTGTCTTCATCTATGAGGAACCCGTTCCTCGACATCTGCGCGTTGATAGCCGCCTTCAACTGTTCACGCCAGTCGTACTCGTTTACTTCGTGACGCATTAGAAGCTCCTTGAAAATTCCTCTGAGCACGACCACATCCTGCTCGGAATATTCGCGGAACACCGGATCGTCGATGGGTATCAATCCGAAGTCGAGATCGGAGACCTTAGTGCCGGGTGGGTTGAACTGCTTGGCGAGGTCCTTCAGATCCATGACTTTGCCTTCCAGACCCATCTGGTATGCGAGGTTGTCGAGGGACAGCCATCTGCGCACATTCGAAGGGCGGAGGTCTGTGGCGACGGAGCGCCCCGCCCGGTCCTCGTAGAAGGACGGGGCGGGGTATGCGATATTGGCGAGAACCATGGTGTCGATGATACGACGATCCATCGCCATTCGAAGCGGCTCGTCGCTGTCTTTACCAAACAACACCGATAGGTCGAAATTGTGGCCGTTGTGCACCACGACGCCGTCGGCTTCTCGGATGGCGGCGATGACCTCGTCATAGTCCTCAGTCAAGACGACGGGGCCTTCGCCCCACGCGTACTGGCCGAGACGGAAGAAATCCCTCGGCGTCATGGACCAGCGCTTCTCGACGCCGTGGGATTCGATGTCGAGGAAGAGAATCCGCGATATCGGTCCGCCGAACGGGGAAGACCAGGCGCCGTGATCGAGGAGGTAGCGTCGCACAACCCCCACGAAGTACTGCACAGCCATGTCGATACCGCAGTCGTCCCACGGGTCGAGGTCGAAGATAGCGGCACTATCCTCTGCGTCGACCCGTTCATACGTGAGAGGCCCGAGCTCTTTACGGGCCCGCACAGCCAGCTCTTTAAACGCTTCGACGTCGCCGGACGCCAGATGGAATCGCACAGTCCTCATTCGTCCACCACCAGCGTGTAGAACCATCCCTTAGATTTCTTCGCATTCTTGCCTTTGCCTCGAACGTATTCGATTTCTACGGGGCCGGAAATGAGACCTCGACCACGCAGCGAAGAGATGATGTTCTTGTACTGCCACTCGTCCAGCTCGGGGAACTTGTCCCGGACCTTCGTGCACAGGATAGCGTGATTCGCTTTATCACAACGCGAACGAATGAACGACATGACAGCGTCCTGCTGCTTGACGTAACCGTTCTCCGTCACATCGTTGAGGGCCTTAAGAAGACACCTGACCCAGTGGTTGGAGTAGTAAATGGCGTTCAACATGTGCGTCTTGGTGATGACTCCGTCTTCTCGGTCCATGAGGCTGAATAGTCCGGCCACCTGCGGGACTGTGATGCATAGCCGCCGGAAAGCCGACTCGAAGATGGGGGACTTGTCTTCCACGATATCGAAGCGCTGAAGGTTCATACACCACGTGTTGTATCGATCGAGCGCTTCATCGTCTACGTCGAGGAGTATGCGGTTCGCATCGACCTCTCGTTCCTGTAGTTTCCTCTCAACCTCAGGCACGTCGTCGGATCCGTAACAAGTACGGGACAATTGCGTGATACGCTCCGCCAGCCTGTGTGCGAGTGCCATTGCCTTTTTGTCTCGGTCTTTACTGTTCCCGAACTTTCGGCGGCTGTTGAACATCGCCGCTATCTTCGGGGTGTTGTCAGTGTCCTTATTCTTCACGTCGTCTTCAAGATACGTCACCCATGTGAAGCGAGTGAGGAACCCGTTTTTAAAGTTACGCATTTCGAGAACATCAATCGACTCATCATATATACCCGTGAGGATAACATTAAGATGCGCGTTAGCGCTGTCGATGTTCACTGACGTAACACGCCGTGTCAGCTCGACTTCACCGCTGTACAGCTTACACAAGCCAGCATCGAACCCCTTCCAGGACCCATGGTCATCCATGATGTCACGGAATTTATCCTGCACCTCATCAAGCGACATATATGTGGGCGTGTTGTGGAAAGGTGCAATGTCTCGTTTCATAGCTTGAATAGTGGAGTCACTCGCCACCTTGATGCTGTTGCTTCGTCCCACTAGCGACCCGCACAGGTCAATGACGGCTTGTGCGCCGTTCACTGCTGTGGTTTTGTGTGCAGTGCCAGACGGCCCGAGAAGAAGCGGCCAGAAGCGAAGACCCTGATTGTCGTCCCCCGTCGTGTCGAGGGCCCCGAAAGCGCCGACCGTCGTAGCCAACGTCACTAGACCCAAGGCTGCATGGTAGGCGTCTGCCGTATCCGTCACCGTTCGGCCGTAATCTATGTAATCTTTAAGGAACGTCGGGTTATCCTTACCCTCGACGAACTTCACTTCTTCATCCGTAAGAAGCTGAATCTCTCCCGTCTGGTACTCCCGAATGGCGTTGGAGAAGTTTTCGTCCCCTAAAGCGATCCCGTTCTCATCGAGATGTGTGAAACTGTCATTATATTCCTTACTGAATTTCTCGACCTCTCTCCACGTGCACAGCTCCCAGTTGTCACGCTTGGGGATCGAGTGGCCTTCCTTGGTTTTACGCCCAGCATAGACGGGGTTGTATTTGTTGCAGTGTGCGCGGAGCATCAACTGGTACACCTCGTGGTCCGAGAGACCGGCGCGGAACAGTTCCATCTGGAATCTCTTAGCGGTCTGAGACCAGCTCTGATGACCGTCCTCTATCTCGTCGAGATACATCGACTTCAAGGAAGGGGACGTGAGCTTATCCTCGATGACGCACAGCTGCTCGTCGTCGCACTCCGGGGGCGCCTCGCCTTCTTTTTTAGCCTCTTCAAGGCGCACAACCGGATAGACGTCCTTGATTTCTTCCAACGTGTAGACCGCGCCGGTATTCTTTTCTATCTTGACGGGGTAGTCAGCGCCGTACTTGGTGTTGACCGAACCGGGAATCCGAAGCAGTTTGGACGCTTGCCAACCGCTGTCGCAGCCCTTGTCGCGATGCTTTTGATAGATGGAACGTGCCACCTCGGAGCACTCGGCCAGCGGGTAGGGCTTGTCAAGAACCCACCAGCAATGCGTACGGTTCCTCGATGTGCGCACAACCAGAGACGGCTCGACGGCGAACTCACTCGGGGGGCAGGTGTCCGCCTCTGCCCACACAACGCCGCACAGCGCACCCTTGTCGTCGCCCGAACGGTTCTTTCCGGTGAACACCCCCACCGAGCAGTAAGTGTTTTCGTCCTCTCGCATCGAGACGTATCGATGTGCGAAGTCCCTCTTCTCCGGCCACTCGATGAACCGGCTCTTGACAGTCTCTTTCTCCTCAAGGGGGTCCATCGTCACAATGTTGACGTACCCCTTGATGTCCTTGTATATCGTGTCTAGAAAATCAATCGCTTCCATTATTAGCTCCTCTCCTCGTAACTGACTTATAGAGCAGGAAAGGCCCGCTATGGGGCCTTTCCTTACTCCTCTCTTATCAACCGATGGTGAACGTTCTCGTCGTGTCCTGTGTCGACTGGACAGTAGCAGTGGGCTCGTCCTTCACAACCTTGGGTTTCAGGGGTTCACCGAGCTGTTCGAGCTCCCGCTTGCCGTCGTCCACGTAGTAGGAGTCCACCGTCGCATTGACGTACCCCTTGTTGTTGTGGCGGTTCCCGATCTTGATGAGAACCGTCTGGTCGGGGTCGACCAGCTCCGTCTCATCCTCGGGGATAAGGAAGCCCTCGCGGGGATCGTAGGCGCCGACGGCCTCCCAGAAGTTCGGGAAGCTGTAGTTGAGCTTTCCGTTCTTCCAATGCGGCTGGAGCGGGACGTTGAAGTCTTTGACGACGACCCCGTCGTACTCGTCGGTGGGTCCTTCGAGGATCTTCAGGTCAACGACGAGACGGGGTAGTCCCGCGTTAGCCGCCGACTTGTATTCTCCTCTCTCCACGTCGCAGATGAAAGCCCGATAGACCCCCGGAGCCGGAACTTTAATGGCTCCTCCGCGTCCTGCGAAGTGCCCGTCGGCCCCACGAGCTGATTTGAGTTCGTTGTCGTCGAGTTTGAATGCCTTATAAGATGATTTGCGTGCCATAATGTTCTCCTCTCAGTGGTTGTCGCAAAGCGTCCAGAGTTTCTCGATGGTCAGATCCTCCACGAAAGAGGGGAGGTTGAAGCGGTTCTTCGCCCCTATCGTCCTGGAGGCGAACATCTGCGCCTCCGTGTGCGACTCCCCGGTGTTCCGATCGGTGTCCAAGGACAAATGTATCACTACATCGGGCGTCTGTCCAACCTTGGCGCGTGAACCGGAACCCCGCCAGGCGAAGTCGGCCACGCCCTTGTCGTCGGTCTTCTGGTGGACGACGAGGATGGACAGCACCCCGGCGTCTTTCAGAAGCGGGAAGATGCCGTTCGATCCGGTGGTTTTCTTCGCAGCCTCCGTCCAGATCGCGAAATTGTTGGGGTTCGGCTGGGACATCTCTTTCCGCTCGAAGTGGTCTACGCACCAGTCGTTGTAGACGTTGAGCGGATCGATGACAATCGTCTTGTATTCACGCGACATCTTCCCTGTGAGGAAGGCCACGAGGATCTGGTCGGTGTTGTGGATCCAGCCTTCCTCTTTGGACATGCCTTTCGGTATCGGCATGTTCTTGGGTCGGATGATGTCAATGTTCTCCGGCGGAACATCGCGGGTGACGCCCGTAGTACTGCCTTCGAGGTCGAGGTACAACACGGGAGAGGTGGGTGCGAACTTGGCGGCCGAAGCAGCGAACGTCGTCTTCCCCTGTCCATAGTCGGAGTAGACGAGGATCTGCTCGGGTTTGCTCAGCTCGTCGGGTTTGATAATGAATGATTCGATGTCGAAGTCGGTCATTCGTCTTCTCCTTTCTCCTGTCGAATATGAAGTTGATCCGTGCCTTTAAGACACTGATAGTACTGTTCAGCTGTCGCCAAAGACTTCACTCTCTTCGGATCCAGCTTTTGAACATAGCAACGTCGAAGCGTATCTCCAGGTAAAGCCTTTTCAGCTTTCGATATATCGAAACGGTGCACCTCCTTTCTCGTCACGATGTACGGGCCGGCTACGCTAGATTCGCCCACCTGCAGGCGTTGTTTGATGGCTGCGGCGAGTTCCTTCTTCCGTGCTTCGAGGCTTTCGATGAGTCCCGATATGTAGCCATACTCGATGATGTCGTCGTGTTCTTTCACCGCACACCTCCGCCTTTCTCAATCGTTCGTCTTGACAGCCAGCACGTTGCAGCGGTAGCAGCCCGGATAGGAGGGGAAGTCGGTGAAGCCGTCGCACAGTGCATCGATGATGTGCTGCCCGCGATCCCACACCCGTTCCGCTTTATCCCGGTTGTAATCTAGCGTGAAGATCTCCACGTCCGCCACCTGAGAAGCGTCCCTCGGAATGAACACGACCTTGATCTTATGCACAGTTCCTTCGCCATCGCGGCGCTCTTTCCCGAGAGCGTAGAGGTGTGTCTGTGCGACGTAGGCGATGTACTTCGCCTTTGCGCTGTCCCCGCTCACGTCCGGAACGTCGCCGTGCATCGCGAACACCGCGCTGAGGGCCTTCAGCTTGGAGCGAGTGGTCGTCTTGTAGTCGACGATCGTCCCGTCCTCCGGATCATAAGCGTCGGCCGTAGACCTGATCAGCCCGTAGTTCTCGTAGAGCCCGAGCTCGAAACGTTGTTCAAGTTCCCACTTGGGAAAGAGCCGCTTAGCCCAATACTCCAAGCCGCGGTGGATGTCCGTTCCAATCCGCGCCCCCATAACGAAGTTCGACTCCCGCATCTCGCGAGGCTTGAGCGCCACTCCGCTCTTGTCCTTGATACCCGGAAGGATGTCCTCGGCCAGGCACAGCGCACACGGGTTGGAAAGGTTTGATGCACCCACCCGGATCTGCTTGTCGCGCCGCGTCTGCGGCGTGAACAGTGACAGCAGTTCGTCATTCCTCATACCAGTTGAAGCTCCCAGCCTTTGTTGATCGCGAAATTGATAATGTGCTTGCACTCGATGACAGCAGGTGTGTCGCCGGTGTTGTGCAAGATGATCGGCCCATCCTTATATTTTAGCGTGGTGTGCGGTTCCAATGCGGCACGCTGCGTGTCGCGCTGGCCCCACACGTGTTGGATGAACGGGACAGGTGCGAAGTATAGAAGATCGTTGTCCATAAGGTTACGAAGATCTGCTAACCCCAAGCAATATTCTGCACCGTTAACGTCCAACCACTTCTTAAGTGCGGGGATGAAAGCATACCTCTTGTCCAAGTTATCGAACAATATGAAGTTATCCTTCAACTGCTCCTCGATATAGTCGTCCATTTCATTCCTCCTTTCTCATCTAACCGAGAACGACAGCCTCTTCGGCACCGAACCCGGCATTGTTCGACTCGAAGAACTCATCATAATGCTCGTTGTACCCCACGCGGCAATCAAACAGGTCGAGCGACTCAACCGGGTACAGCTGATAGCCCCGTGCCACGAACAGCTTCAAGTCGCCATACTTGGCGCGGGCTTTCTCAAGGTCTTCGATGAACTCCGTGATCGTCATGATGTAGTCCTTTCTCTCGGTTGGCTTGTGCCTCCACTGTACACACAGCCCCCCGGCAGTACAAGCCGACAGCTGTGTGACATACCTCACTTGTTCAAAACTGAACGATTGTTCTCCGCTTGCTGTGCGAGACGCTGGAACGTTCCGTCGTCCATCGTGTCACGGGCCTGGAAGTAATAGCGGATGATCCGATCAGCGGGCTGGCCCATGCGGTTCAACCTGCCCTTCGCCTGCTCACACAGCATCCCATTCAGGTCCTCGTCCAGCCACACCTCCACGTGACACACCCGTTGCAGCCCGTCCAGGCCCTCAGCCGCGGCGCCGACAGTGCACAGCAAGACCTGCACATCCCCCGCTGTGAACCCTGCAAACGCCTCACTACGTGCCTTAGCCGACTGCGCGCCCGTGTACAGGGCTGTCTTCGCACACACCCTGTGTGCAACAGCATTCGCGAACCGTTGGCTCGACGTGAAAACCAACACCTTGTCCCGAGGGTGATGCTTCTCGATCAGCGCGTTCAACATGTCGAGTTTCCTGGAGCGGCAGTCCGAGTCGAACGTCACCCTGTCCATGTCGATATCTGGGTCGTACACCATGCACGGCTCGCCCAACGCCACCTGACGCAGGCGCACAAGCTTCACAATCGGAAGAGACGCCACCAGCAAACCGCCCTCCACCTCGGAGATCAGCTCATATTGCAGTTTGTCATATATATCGCGCTGCTTATGCGTTAGCTCGCATTCGACGATACGCGTGTCCACGGGCTTCCGGTCAGCCGGCAAACCCACAACGCACGGCAAAGACCGGAGGAAAGCACCCGGCTGTTTCTCCGAGACGATCGTCTCAATCTCCTGCAACCTGCCATACCTGTCGTGGATCCAACTGTTCTGAACAATGCACCACCGCGCCTTCCAGCGATGGAACGATCCCTCCACGTACAGCCAGTCCCTCTTGTCGCTGGACAGCGGGACACGCTCAGGGTCCTCCACGTCCCACCACAACCAGCGGCAGATAGACCACAGGCCCTCGAAGCGGTTGCCCTGCGGCGTCGCCGACATGGCCAGCTTAAAACCGGCGTTCCGAAGGCTCCACATCGCCTTAGCCCGTCCGGATTTACGGTTAGACGCCGACTGCACCTCGTCATAGACGACGAAATCCGGCTTGGCCTTAATCCAGGGAAGAAGGTTTTTCTTGCCCTTCTCAGCATTCTTCCCGTTCAAATCCGACAGGCCGAGGTACTCCCGTCCCACGTAGTAGACGCCGGGGACATGTCGGCTTAAGTCGTCGAAGTAGTCGAGGTGCTTAGAATCGATCCTTTTGAACGGCAAATCGACGCCCTGCCTGGCGAACGTCTTCTTCCACGCAGCTACGATCTGCGGCTTCGCCGGCCCCACGATCAGCGTCGTAGTCGGACCCAACCGCTTCGCAACCTCCACCGCACACAGAGTCTTGCCCGTCCCTGTATCCGACACGTCCAAAGCGGCCCGGAAGCCATCCCGCTGTGCGACGATGGCCTCCACCTTCCCCTCCTGCTCGGGTGTGAGTTCGAGTGGTTGTTCGATCATGATCGAACAACCTCGAATTTCTCGCACGAGATATCGATCGAACGAACCAGAATGTCCATGTTCAGACCGATCGAGAATGCCTTGATGTAATACTTGTCCACATCCGCCTTGCCCTCAGGGTCCTTCGTCAGGAGGAACTCGGTGCCATCGTATTTACGACGGCACCACACGTACCCCTGAGACTTCAGAATGCCCGTCACCGAGTCGGCCGGGCACTCCTCTCCTTTAACGTGGAACGGCGGGTCATAGAAGCGATCCACAGTGTGCCTAGACGCGTCATAGTAGTACCCAGACGGCGCCTTGCCAGGGTAGAACGGAGGTTCGTCCTGTTTTACTAGAATCAGTCGAATCCCGTTGCACGTGTAGAAGATCTGTCGCTCCGACGCGTACCCGATGCTGATAGCCCGGAACGGTTTACCCTTAGCGTCTTCCACCGTCTCCCGGTATGAGTTGTGCATCGCCTCACTCGACGTCGGCACATACTCCAACGTGTCGTCCGAGTTAACGGCGAACCAGCCCTCAAGCGGTCCCTTCTTCCCGTACAGCAGCTGCCTCACAGCTTACCCTCCTCTTCTCTCCTGGCCCGGCGCTCGAACGAATCCTCCCCGCCTATCACGCCGAACAGCCTCTTCTGTCCTTTCTCCACGCGGTCCGCATAGTCCCTGCATTCGAGTCGCACGGGGCAAATCGAACACACCCATTTGGCCCGCAGGTAGTAGGGGTCGTCCTCAACGTCGGCCCCCTCGCGGGGGGCGAAGAACAGGTCCATTCCGATGTCGCTCTTCTTGCAGCGCGCCTGCTTGACCCATTCTTCGCCCCCCCAGATGTCGGCTATATCCATTACTGTTTCTTCACACGCCCCTTGAGACGAGACAACTGGGGACCGATCGGGTTACGGTAGTGCCCTTTTGTGTTGTACGGTTCCCTAGCCTTCGACGACAGTTTCATGAACGACACCTGTGCGATCGGCTCCACACCGGTCGAATCCAACAACAGGTCGAAAACCGTCGGAAGAATCAACGGGTGGGAATTGACGTTGTATAGCTCCAGGGTGATCATCCCCTCGAACCCCGGGTCGATGAAGCCGGCGGTGATGTGCGTCATAAGCCCAAGGCGGCCCCAGCTCGACCGGCCCTCTATCTGGGCGGCGATATTCGCTGGAAGCTCGAACTTCTCCAAGGTCGCGCCAAGCCACAATTCGCCGGGCGGGAGAACGAACTCGCTCCGTGCGCCCCAAGCCACATGCCGCTCACCTGTCTTCGTGTTGAGGAAGTACGGGCCTAGGTGCACGTCGTAACTAGCCGGTTGAAGGCAATCATCACGGAGCGGGTCCACCAGTCCCGTACGCTTCGCCAGTTTTTTAATGTCTTTATCAGATAACATTAAATTTAATCTCCTTCCTTTCCAGTGTGTTCCGATCGATCTTGAACGCCACAACTGATTTACTTTCTGTTTGTGAGCGTATGCACAGTGTGAAGTCAATACCCCCGCGGTTCACGAACACATCGCCCACCGTAAACGGCACCCGTTCGGAGTCCACGCGCACACGCAATGCCCCATTCGTCACAGCATCGTAGTCGTCGTCCAAGTGCAAGCACAGACCACTGTCCGACACCGACACGCTTTGCACGCGAGACCCAATGAGCGCTTCCCGCATGCGTGCAACGTATACGGGAAGCGGGTCGGTCGGCTGTGCGAGCTCCACGGTGAGAACCGCGTGTCCCTCCTCATCGATCAGCCTCCATGCAACGGACCCGTCTAGTCTATTCACACGCACCATAGAGGCGAGAGTGGCGGGCATCTCCTCTTCACAGTACCCTACAATGCGGTACTCCGCCTTATCGAATGCCACAGCTGCGCCATTGTCGAAAAACACGCCCGTTGCATCGAAGACGTCGACGACCCGCGCGACGGTCCAGCCGAGGCGCACAAAAGGGTCGAGCAGGTTGAAGGCCCGCTGCATCAGCTCATCATCAGTCATTGCCGTCTTCCTTTCTGAAGAGTATCTCGACTGCTGCGCCTTCCTCGGTCATGATAGACACTTTGTTACCCCAATCGTTGATCCGATCCACCGGCAAGTCGAGAAACCGCCATTGTACGAAGACGCCGGCCAGGCCATCGGCTTCCCCCGTGAACACCACGCCGTCAGCCAGCCGCACATACTTCTTATATGTGTTAACGGTCATCGAGCCACGCAGACTCCGACCGTGCAGCTCGTGGAGCAGCTGCTCTGCCCGAGTGACGTTCTTAAGCTCCACGTGCGCAGTAACATCGCCGTTCTCGTCTAAGAGTCGAACGCACCCGGACTGGTCATTGTACTCCACATCACTCACAAGCACGTCAAGCTTGTTCAAGCCATAGCGGGCCACCTTGTATCCCCTTCCTCTCACCCCATGCAAAGGAAGCGACACTTGACGGGACAGGCTGGCGAAGACCAAGTGACCGTCCCGAACCTCTATGCCCATCAGCGGGAACCCCTCAAGCTTTTTCAGGGCCACCACGTAGTCCCGTGGTTTTTCGAAACCCATAGTACGATGTCCTTTCTCTTGACTGCTGTGCGTCCAGCCTACACGGAAAGGGCGGGAGCCGTCAAGCCCCCGCCCTGTGAAATACATCACTACCCGTTACAGCGTTGTGCGTTTGCGAACAGACACCAAACGCCACGAGCTAGTCGAACAGTTATTCTCCTCCCACGCGTCGCAGATCGCGAAGTTCCGGGCCGGCTTCAGCGTCAAAGAACCGTCTACCTCTCTCCACAGTTTACACAGAGTCCGGGTCGAGCAGCTGTCCGGACCGGGGTTGACGCCTTCCTCCGCGGGGGAGAAATCGCACAGGTACAAAAAGCCCACGTCGTCTGCCCTGGCCAACGTCCGCCACGGGTTCGTCTCCTGGCCTTCCGCAACAGGCGGAAACAACACCGCATCGTACAAAGACACACGCATGTGCTCCATATACGCCTGAGGGCTGTCGAAATCCATTACGTGCATGTCGCCGACCGTCACATAGAAACGGTCGAAGAAGCACAGCACCATGCGGAAACTCGACGAGTCGAACACCCGCACACCATATAGCTTGTACGGGTCCAGCAGTTCTACGAACACTGGAATGTTATCGAGCTCCTTGAGAGAGACCAGGTTTACAGCGTGCGCTTCGTTATCCACGTGCAACACTCCGTACATCGAGCCCTCGAAACGGATGTAATACTCCCTCTCACTCCGGCCCTGACCGGGCGGAATCAATTTCAAAGCCATCTTGTTTCGTATCCTTTCAGTCTAGCCCAAATAGAACAAGCCGATCGTCTCATGGTGCGGATACAGCAGCACCTTCAGCCGCTTCGTCAGCGGGTTGTAACGAGACATATAACGCGCCTCATCCCCCTTAATGACCGCCGTACCGTCCGCCATGTAATAGCGCACATCCGAACCGGATGTGTCGTAAGCGTTCGCTATAGCCTGAGCGATGTCCTTATGCGTCACCAGTCGGTACACCTCACCTGGTATGTGTGAACAAACTCGTCTTTCTTCATGTCAAACAGGTGTTTCGCCGTGTCACCATGCCACCTATGAACATGGATCCTCTTATTCTTCCCGTCATAGGACAGCCACACATTGTGATAGCGGGTCTTCACCCCAGCCCAAGGCTCGTCCGGTACGGACTGAACCAGGTCTGCCTTCACCTCACCGCGCAGCATCTCCGTGTACGGGTTCCGCTCGCCGTCCTCCACCGTGAACATGTTCAGCCAATCTTCCGGCACCAGCTCTTGCAACACAGTGTTATAGCACATATCAGGCGGAAGGCGATGGTGCGCCAACAGAACATCCCCATAGGGGTTCGTGTACGGCGCCGCCTCGTCGCATGTCGTCAGGTTGAAGTGCGCGGGCAGGGGTTCGTCGAAGCGAGGACTATTCGCGTCCACGCACACGAAACCACGATTCCTGATATATGCGCACAGGCAATCCTCGTAATCGTAGAACAACATGTCATGCCTCCTTTCAGTTAGGCTCGACGATAACCATCCACGGGTCCGCGTCATCCATGCCCTCATATAAGGACGTGATCTTATCAGCAGCCGAATACGCCTCTTCGACGCACCCCACGAAGCCGTACTCGGACACGCCCATGTCAACGTCGACGACAGTGCCCGCCGAAAACGGGAACGTATTCGTTTCGATGTCACGTTTGTCGATCGTACGGTACGTCGTGAAACCGACGCACACCCCGGACGACTCGCTCAGAACAGACACACGGCCCACGTACTTCTCCACGACTGCATCAACCATGCGAGACCAATTAGGGGCACCCACGACCCTGACGGAAACCAGTCGCACGTCTCCCGCAGCGAATAACGTCGTCTCCTTCACGCCGTTATCACTGTAGCGCACAGTATACGAGTCGATCTCTTCCGGGTCGTCTCCCACCGGCGGCACAGCCACATCCAACCGAGCCAGCAGCGGCGTCTTAGCCAGAGCCGCCAACAGCTCTGACGTGTATTTCGTTCCAATCATGCTCTTTATCTCCTTTCTTCCACAACCTGGAGCCACGGGTTATCTCGATCCGTCTCGAAAAACGACGTCACGACCCGATCAGGTTTATACTCCTCGCGAACGTCTAATGTCGCGTGCGGCACATCGTCCACCGAAATCACTTCGGCGTCACGACCGAAATCGAACACCCGAAACGAACCATCCCGCAAGGCCACAACGAGCTCCAACCGCCCATTGAGCGCCCTTCTCGTGTGGGACAGCGACGCTTTGGACACGACCAACCCGAACCGCGTTTCAACATTGTGAAGAAACTCATCTAATTTCACGAGAGTCCGGCCCTTCGCATCTAACCACGTCGTCACACAGTGGCGATTAACGGAATACTCCACAGTGCACGAAACGATAGCACACCCATCTGGCTTCTCAAGGATGAGCACACCGGATGGGTGTGCAGCAGCCTTCAAGTTGTTCACGAATGCTTCAGAGAATGGTACCCGGCCCCGTATGTACCGAATCGTATTCAACCAAGCAGACGGCGGTATATCAACCAACGCAGCCAGAAGATCCGGCGTATAACACACATCAATCATGTTTTTCTCTCCTTTCGTTCGACTGTGCCTACAGTCTAGGCGCACGTGGGGGCAGCGGTCAAGCACCCCATGTGAGGTGTGCGTCACTTCTTCGCAGCTCGGTTGTCCATTCAGCGATCTCTGCAGCCACAGAGTCAGGTGTGTCCTGCGCGCGGTCCACCTCAATCGGTATGAACCTCGACATCTCCCCCGCGACGAACGCGTTCGACAGGAACTTCCGGTACGCCTCGGCGACGGGGACGGGGTTGTAACCGTCGGGGTCCGGGTAGTCCGGGTCTTCGAGGGCGGCGGGGTCGCGGGGCATCAACACGAACGTCGTCAGCGGAACGCGGTTCAGCCAGTTCAGCGTGAGCGCTGTGTTCTCCGCGACCTTTTCATTTCGCAGCGAGGCGTACACCGCGGTGCTGAGCGCCCACCTATCCAGAATGTACAGCTGTTCTTCGCTCGCTGTGGTCGGCGTGTCGGGGAACAACACGGGCTCCGGTCGGAAGGAGAGCCAGTTCTCCATGTCCCTCGCGTAGTCCTCCGCCGTCAGGCGGTGGTTTTCGTTTTGTGCGCACACTACCAGCGCGTCGGTCGGGAAGTGCCGTATGCGCACAGTGGAATAAGAGGGGGCGACGGTGCGGCGCTGAAAGACCTCTTTCAGCGCCGCTGCCACAGTCGATTTCCCCACTCCGTCGGGGCCCTCCAGTGCTATGTACGTTGCGGTCATTCATCGCTCCTTTCGCTCGTCCTGCATGTGAGTCGCGGGTGTGCAGGATATGCCGGTCGCACACCCCTCTTCCGAGAACGCCTCGAACCACGTGTAGTCTTCCACTGCGGTCCACACCGTATTCGTCGTGGGTTTACCGGGCCACAGCACATGGTAATCGGGTATGGGTAGCATCCCCTCGTCTATTGCAGTAGAGGGCGCTATCCCATAGCCCAAATCGCATACGACGTCGGGCAGCAGGTCCTTGTGCACAACAGCATCCACTTCTATCAAAGGGTTGGACAGCCTATCGCACAGCTCCAACGTCGCCTTCCTGGGTGCCGTGCGTACTCGCACAATCCCCACCGTGAAGGGCTTCCGCTTGCCGTCATGCGGCTGCACGCATATCGAGTGCGCATAGTGGCTGGATTCGTACAGCACGTAGGGTCCAGAGCGCACAGTCCCATGGCTGTCCATCGCAGCGGGTTCTATTGTGCGGCCCGGCAGGGTCGCCATGAGAGAGAAATCGAAAAAGGCTGCGAGCGTCATATCGCGCCTCCTCCGGTGTTCGCGTCGTCCAGGTCGTCGAGGCAGAAGGGCCACCCGCACACGGACAGGTGCGGGTTCAGCCCCGTCGCCTCGTCGTTGCGAGCCATGGACTGAAGCGGAGGGGTGTACATCAACTGTAGTTCGCAGTAGAAGCCATTCAGTCTCGTGAGCAGCCACTTGCGCACAGCATGTTCGACTTCGGGTGTGAGAGAGTGAACGAACACCCGCCTGTACGCACAGCGCTCGGCCTGGAGCCGGCGCTGTGCGTACAGTTTGCCTTGAGACCTAGCGGGCATCATATAGCGTGTTATTGTCGTCGCCTCCTTTCAACCCCTTCGCCCGTTTGACAGCCCTGCGGTACTCCGGCCATTGGCGTTCGTACGGGCGATGGTCTGCGTCCCAGTAGTCCCTGTAGGTGAGAGCGGGGTGTGCGGCTATGAAGGCGGACAAGTCCTCGTAGAAGCTCTTTTTGTAGGCGCGGGCCTGCGCTCGGAGATTTCGTTTGAACTCGTCGGCCGGCTCCTTTCCGCGGATCTCCACGTCATGCAGCGGGTTCGATTTGAAATCGCGGAATAGTTTACGCAGCGCCTTGAGTGCGTTGACCGTCTCGCCGCGGGGGCCCGCTGTAAGAGCTTCGGAGACGGCAGTCGGCGTGGCAACGGTCACGCCGAAGGGTTCGAGCGCGGCCCTCAGCGAGGAGAGGCGCACACGGGGGAGGGTTCCGTCGTGCGAGGGCTCAGGCGTGACGAGGATCAATCTATCCGCGTATTCCGCGTTGAGCACCGTGCGCACACCGTGCGTTTCCGCGGCGGCGGCTCGGAGAGCTGGAGCGTCCAGGTTTTCGTCGATCGTTTCGATAGCGACCTTGATCGGTTTCATTTCGATTTCTCCTTTCTCTTGAAAATACATTTTCGTTTGAATCCAACTCGCGTAGGCGGATCGATTTCAACTCAATTCTGAGTGTAGGCCCGGATCGATTTCAAGTCAAATCGTGGAATGTGATTTTGGTCACAGGGTGTTGTTGAGGGTGTTGTGTTATAATCGCGCGCCCGCGCGCCCTCGACGCACAGCGCACACCCCAAAGGGGCGGAATGACGGGGAAAGTCGTAGGCGCACACCCCAAAGTGGCAAGAAATTCTGACAGTGACTCTCAGTGTTCAGCTATGTGAAACGATAGTTCCACTATCTACGTCTTTTCTTATTGAGAACGGTTCTCAGCAGAAATCCTCTCCCTAACACAGTACACCCCTACACATTACAATAACGTTATATATTCCCATATATATGGTACTTTGAAATTACAAATCTGCTGTCAGAAGTGGTGGTGTGTGTTACATATACGCCGAATTTCGCCGCAGCCGAATCTCGACTTCTTGTCGTTTGATACCTCTGAGTTGCAAACCCTTAGGAGGGACGACCTTGTCGTTTGGTGACAAATCGTCACACGCCCCCGCTCGGTGTGGTGTGCGCCTTGGGCTGTGCGCCGTCCCGGGGGCGCCTGATGCCCCTCAGACGCACGAGGTTGCTCTCTGAGCTCCTTACAGGGGCGCCCCGGTAGGGTCGCTTGGGTCGGGGGCTGAAATCGCCTCAGAATCGAATCTCGTGACCCTGACGGGGTGCCGTTCGCCGCCGAGCGGTGCGGTGTGCACTTTGGACGGCGGGGGTTCCGCTCGACCGTCGTTCTAAAAACCGTCTTCTTTGAGCCCCGAAATTCGAAAACGGTCCTCTTTGAAGCCGAAACCTGCCCCCGAAATTCGAAAACGGTCCTCTTTGTAACTTTTAATGTCGACTTTTACCTACGTAACCGTAAGTTACCACTACGTAGGTGTAAGTTACCGCCTGGTAAGTTACGATGGCGTAAGGTACGGGTCGGTAGGTTACCGTGGCGTATGGCTCTCAGAAATGTGGCGAAGGACACACCCTCAGGGCTTGACACTGGGGGGTGGCGGTTGGTAGAATGGAGGTACAACAAGGGGGAAGAGAGAAAGGAAACCCCAATGGACATCGAAATCGACTTCTTCGAAGAGCTCGGCGGCTACTACACCGCAGACCTGGCGGACATCCTGGAAGACTTCGAAGGCTGAGCCCGAAGGCCCCCGCTCCGGCGGGGGCCTTCCCATGCCCGCAGACGCCCCTCAGAGGCCCGCAGACGCCCCTCAGAGGCCCGCAGACGCCCCTCAGAGGCCCGCAGACGCCCCGCCTAGGGCCACCCTACCGGCGGGGCCCCTCAGGCCCTCAGAGCGGCGATTTCGAAGCCTGAGGGGGCGGCCCCGAAGGCCGGGGGTGTGCGCAGCGGCCCCGGAGACGGCCCCGAGCAATTACGCAACGTCGGTGTTGCGAAAATCCCGAAACTCAAAATGTGAGCTTCGTCTCACTTTCGTGAAATCGGGACTAAGGTCCTAGCTCGAGGATCCATGTGAGCAATCTCACACCCGGAGGGGCTCTCGAGCAACCATGTGAGAAATGTCACAATGTGACCTTCATCACGCTCGAGGGGCTCTCGAGCAACCATGGAAAATACAATTTGTGATCTGGGGCACACTTGCTCGGGCGGGTCTCCGACTCCGGCGTCGGCCCCGAGCTCCCGTGTGCGCAGCCGGGCCCGGAGTCCGCCGCGCCGAAGGCGCCCCGAGCAACCATGGAAATGTGACGGAGAACACACGCTCGGGGCTTGACAGCGCCGCTCGACTGTGCGAGGATGGATACATCGGAACGAAGAGAGAAAGGAACTCCGATGACCTACCCCTACAGCCAGGCCCTGGCGAAGTCGCTCACCGAGAAGCTCGGAGGCCTCGCCTTCGTCCTGCCCGACGGCGCAGTCCAAGCCGATACCCCCGACGGCACGCTGACCGTCTACGCCGACGGCGCAGTCCGGGTCCGCGAGTGCGGCGAGACCGAAGCTTGGCCGACCCTCCGGAGCGCCGTCGCCGACTGGGGCGTGGAAGTGTGACGCAGCCCACTCCGGAGGGGCTTGACAGCCCCTCCGGAGGACCGCTAGAATGAATACATCGGAACGAAGAGAGAAAGGAACTCCGATGAACACCTGGAAAACCGCCAACGCCGTCGTCGAGCTCCGTGTGCGCGACGACGTAGTCGGGTGGGACCGGTGAGGCGCTTCTGGGCGGCCGTCGCCGTCGCAGCCGGCCTCCTGACCGGCTGGGGCTGCGGCGAAGACCTCGGGCGCTGGGACGCCTACGCGGGCATCCGAGACGAACCGACGGTGCTGGGCTTGACTGTGATACAGGTCATACACTACGGGCTTGACGCAGACGCCCGGTAGCCGCTAGACTAGAGATATCAGCGAAGACGAGAGAAAGGAAAAGCTGATGCACACCACTACCTTCATCCCCGAGATCGACGTCCCAGACTTCGTCGCCAGCCTCCGGGCAGACCGCGAGCGCCAGCGAGCTCGACGCCGGAGCCGCCGTCAGAACCGCGGATGGGAGGCCTGAGATGACCTGGCTCGACTTCGCCGCCGCCGCCTGGGACGCCTTCTACGGGCTCATGTCCACCTGCGAGGAGCTCGTGGAGCACCTTCCGACGTCGCTGCAGTGCTTCTTCGACTGGTGCTGACTGTGCGATACACCACAGGCCTTCGGGCTTGACTTCGGGCCCGAGACCCACTAGACTTAAACCATCGGATCAACAGAGAGAAAGGAAGACTCCGATGCACCTCCACCCCTACCTGACAGCCGTCGCCGATGAAGACGTCCTCGACGCCGCCGCAGACGTCCTCGCCGAGCGGGGCCTCGAACTGAACGACGGGATCGAGCTCCTCTTCGACGCCGACTGGGAGGACGAAGACGACGAATACTGTGAAGCCGCGTTCGAAATCGAACAGACCTGGAACGATATCCAGTACGACGTCGTGGCCACGGTCTGGGACCGCGCCGACGCCGAGACTCGAACCGACCTGTGGCGGGAAGACGCCGGCGCCGATGACCCGGAGGATCCCGTCGACGCCGACGGCATCTGGGACTTGATGCGGACTGCGGTGCTAGAGCACTGCGGCAGCCTCTACGCGCACGCGTCGATGGCGGAGGCTTGCATGGACGCCCTTCGGGTGGCGTCTCCGAAGGCGCTGGCTCGGGTGCTGACCGTGCTCGAATGCAACCGCGTCGCCGACGCCGTGGCGTGGGGGCGGCGCACAGCAAGGCGGGCCTTCACCGTCGAAGGTGGGTGTGTGGTGGTTCGGGCCGGAGACGGCGGCGTAGTCCGAGACCGACTGTGGCCGGCCCTCGGCGAGGTCGAGCGCCCCGACGGCGCCAGGGAAGTGGAGACGCTGGTCAACGCCCGCCGCGCAGTCGGACTGTAGTGATGTTTCACGTGAAACGAAGTCGAGTCGCCGGCGAAGTCGGCGCCCGGGGAGGGAGGCGCTAATGAGAATCACTCTCACTAAGATATGGGTTGGAATAGTTGGACTGATGTACGCTGGTTGGTTCGTCTGCGTGATGGTGGAAGCGCTAAGCTACGGTACGGTAGGGTAAGTAATACAAGTTGGAGTGGTAGGAAAAGTAGCCCCTAGGACTAACGTCCTAGGGGCTACTTGTGTTTTTGGTGGGAAAAGTTGGAATTTTTGGATGGGTGGGTCGACTTGCATGGGGGGACCCAACCGCATACATTAATCGCTATTTTTCACTGCTGGAAATCATACCGAGGTATGATCGCTATAATGTTCTCTGTGCACGACATAATCCTCATCTTCGACCACCTTCTAGGGGCGCCAGCAGTGGGCTTAGGCGCCCTTATAACCGCTATTGCGACGCTTTACACGTCATTGAAGACCAATAGGAAGGTCCTTAGCGTCAAACAAGACATGGAAAACAACCATGGGAGTTCCTTACGGGATGCGATAGACCGCATAGAGAACAACACCAAAGTCTTGACGGACCTCGTGCACATGCACACAGGGCAGTTGGATGACATCCAGTGTGCTGTGCGCCGACACGACGACGAGATAAAATCGTGGCATGACAAGCCCACGGCCCCCGCAGCACCACCTTGTGCGCATACGGAAGATCTACAACGAGGCGACGATAACGCCTAACCCGACACCCCCCTACGACTCGACGCTCCTCCTGACACCTCCGCCTCCCCCAAAGCCTAACCCGGACCAGCCGCTGGGCGCTACAGCGGCCAGCTTGGCAGCCCCCATCGAGGCCCTTTCCCCTCTGCTCAAGATAGAGCGGGTGCCCGTCCCCTCCACGGACCCGGATACAACTAAACATAACCGCCTACAGGTGGTGTATAGCCTGTCGGCGAATATCGTCACCACAGCCCAGCTGCGCAACAAGGACAACACTCCGCCGACCCCGGACAACCCCACCAGCGAGCCGAATCCGTGGGAGGTGGGCTGGCTGCTGTGGTGCTTCAGCCCGGATCCGACGCACCCATATGACCCTAGCCCGACGAGCAACAGCAATTTCCGCTTCTACGCCTTAACCCTAAAGCCCAACGGCTGGGAGGTCTCCAAACAGGACCCTTCCTACAAAGGAGGTCAGCGCTTCCTGAAGTCGAACACCGACACCGATCCGAGGAAGTTCCCCCCGCACAACCCGGCCGACGAAAACGAATTCCGACTGGATCCCTACTCTGTTATCGTAAACGCATGCCACGAATACCCGCTGGGGACGACCCCGGCCGACGTGCAGAATGACATCGTCCCGGCCAACCGGAACTCCGAGGCTGGCAATAAAGCTCGACTAACCCCCTCTAGGAACGTCTTCCATGTTTTCGTGGAGAGTCAGCTGCTGGCCACCGTCGTCGACACTGAACGCCCTCTACCCCCGCACATTCCGGCGTTCTACGCGGAGGATGCCCGTGTGCGCTTCTCTCACATGTGGCATGCGACCCCCAAGCGCCCCTCCCTTCAAACCACCCCTGCAGAATACGACCCTCTCTCCCTCCATGCGACGGGCTACCAGCCGCAGGGCGTGGTATGGTTCTAGCCATGGAAGAGAGCCCTACATCCAAACGGGACTACGACCCGAAATATCTAGACGGCTTGACGTACGGCTTCTATGACGCCTACCTGGCGCAAGAGGCGGGCAGGCCACCGATGTACAACAGGGACTCCTCTATCTACGAACCGCATTACAGTCCGGCGTGCCGCTCGCTGTGTGGGTTCAACCCGCCGATACCGACGCACGACGGGGCCGCTATATCTAGGGGGGAATTCTCAGACGAGATAGAGGAATTCAGCGTGCAGTTGGCCGCACTCAAGTCGCTGATCGATGCGGCATGGCGCATTGTCCCTGGCAACGACGACCCGCTTCTGCGTCGATACCCCTACGCTGTGCGCCACATGGAAGACAGCTGGGTGGAATTCCGGTTGTCGAACGACTATACGACGACCCCTGTGCGGCTGCAGCCTGGCGAAGGCTACGACTTCCTCCGCAACCGTAAGATCCCGGCGCACAGTCCGCGGCCGGACCGAGCTAGTTTCGTGCCGTATACTGAGGTGAAAGCACTTCTAGCTAAAAGGAAGGAGACGGATGACGCAGGCTGACGTGCAGCGTAACGCCATTGTGGCGTGGATGGCGAAGCACGACGGTGACTTCGGCTATACGAACGACTACCGCCGAAAGGACCCGGAGCGCTACGGTTGGGGGGATTGCTCCAGCACCATAGCGCAGGCCTACCGGCAGTGTGCTGGGATAGAGATAGGCGAGCGGAGTTTCAACATAGCGTCGGACCCGGACGCGTATACTGTGGCGTCGGCGACGAGTTGGCGAGATCTACCCCTCAGTGATCTGAAGCCGGCGGATATCATCTGCATGGGCTGGCATTCGGGCCCCTTCGCCGGCCGCATATCCCATGTGGAGCTCTATGCCGGGGGCATGTACACGTGGGGGCACGGAGGCCCGGGCCGTGGGCCCAGATTGCACTCGCTGTCGGACCGGTCCCTGACGGGCTCGGCGACGATCATCATCGTCAAGCGCTATATCGGCGATACACAGGACAATGACAACACCAGTAAAGGAGACGAGTTGACACCTGACGAGCACAACATGCTCAGCTGGCTGTACGAGAACATCAAGGTGCCGAGCCAGGGCTTCGGCTACCCCCAGGCGACGCAGAATTCCATCGCGGAACTGAAGGAGGTGGCGGCCAACCTGACGCAGGCCGTGGATTCTATGACGGCGACGGTGAACAGGATCGCGACCGACCTGACGGTGCCGGGCTACGGGTTCGGCTACCCGGCTGCGAGCCACGCCGCGCTTGAGGAGACGATCAACAAGCTAAACGACATCCAGAACACGCTTGCACGGAAGAAGGGGGATAAGTGACCACGCCCATCGAGCCGACTCCGGCGCCTACAGGACCCAAGCACCTGGATACCCCCACGCTGACGGACGAGCAGAAGGAAGCGGCGTTCGCCGCGGCTGCGCACACCGTGGAGACGGGGGGCCTGCCCCAGGGGGACGGCGGGCTGGCGGACCCTAACCGGAAGAACGCCTACCACTTCGACGAGCTCGTGCCGACGCAGATACAGCACAAGGCGCGGTCGGTCATCCGGACGTTCGTGGTCAGCCTTATCGGCGTACTGGCTGCGTGGGGCGCCAAGGTGGGTATCACTCTGCCTGCGGGCCTGGCGGACACGATCACGGCGACAGTGTGGGGGCTGGTGACCGTGTGCGCACAGTGGCTGCTCAATACTAAGCCCGTGGACCGCTTCCTCCACAAGATAGTGCCGTTCCTGGCGACAACGCCGAATAAGTAACGCACAGCATAAGAAGGACCCCCGTCGCGTCCCATTCCGGGAAACGTCGGGGGTCTTTATATCTTCAGTTTACACGTCGCAGACGGCGTTGTCGAGCCGGACTGCGGTGACTAACAGATCCAGGTCCTACCCCACAGGCGGCAGGTTCCGTACCAACTGGCGAACATCCGTCCGATCAGGTTCCATGAAAACATGTTTTCTCCTCTCTGTTGAATTACTGTGCGAAAACAGTATATATCCTCAACGCAGGGTTGTCAAGCCGCGATGAGGTTGAGCTGGTGCTGGGTCCACGCGAAGGCGGCGAGGGCTGAGATGACCCCGAGGGACGTGAATGCGAGGGAGACCCAGAAGACGACGGAGCCGGCCTTGGGGAAGCCGCACCACGTGACGATGTAGGCGATGAGGGTCCAGAACCCCTGTGCGACGAGGAATGCGACGGGGACGGCGATGAAGTAAAGAAGCATGTGAAGTCCTTTCTCTAGTCCGGTGGTTCGATGGCTTGACTGTAACTCGAATACGGGCGGAAGTCAAGTTTGCGCACACTAGCCTTGCACTGCTAGAGTCCTCATATCAGCTAATACGCCGCACACGGGAGGAGAGACACAATGTTTCACGTGCATTTCATTTGGGCGCAGTCGACGTCTGGGATCATCGGGGTCAACGGGAAGTTGCCGTGGCATGACCGAGGCGACCTACAACACTTCAAGGACATGACGACTAACAAAGTTATAGTCATGGGTCGGAAGACCCGGGAGTCATTGCCTCAACGCAACAAGAAACTGCCTAACAGGACGAATATTGTGTTGAGCAAAAACATGAAGTCGACCAAGACGGTCAAGGCGGTGGCAAGCTCCTATGCGGCGATAGAGCAAACCGCGCACAACGACCAAGACGAGCTGTGGGTTATCGGTGGGCACGAAACATTCCAGGCTTTCATTAAAGCCCACGACCTTAACAAGATACCCTTCAGGTTGGACGCTTACGTGTCGGTGTTGAATGTAGACGACGAGATACAGCCGATCACCGCACAGGACGAGGTGACGTGGGCTCCCGTATTAGACGACCGCTGGGTGCTGCTGTACGACCACATCGCCGGCCCTAGACGCCGCCTGCAGAAGTATGTTAAGGTGTTCAGGTAAGCTCCTTTCTCTCAGGACCCCGCCGGGTGAGCGTTATGCCCCGGCGGGGTCTGCTGTGCGCATGGTATTATTCCTCTTAAGCCTGACTAGAGAGGGAGTTACATGAGAATCGATGTTCAAACGAGCCGCTTAGCAGACGACAACGGGCCAATTGCGGCGCTCAGCGGCACGCTGCCCAACCTTGACCTGGATATAGCGCTGCCTGAGAGCGTGCGGGCTGTGTACCTGACGGTGTTCGCCGGCGCCGACGATACGAAGGTGACGTCGCTCGACACGATGGAGGGCACGTTCTGCGTCACAGTGAACGTAGCGGGCAACGCCAAGCCTACAGTTAAGGTGTGCGACCCGCTGGCGGCGCCGGTGGTGCTCCGCCACAGGGACCTGTGATGGCTGAAAACAAGAAGAAAAAGAAGACACAGCAGCCGGCTGCTAAGGCGATCGTGAAGAACGACCGGGATCGCTTCGCTATCCAAAAGTCAACCGGCGAGCTTGCGATGGACGACAGGAGGCTGCTCACCCTCGCACAGGCGGGGGCCAGCCCCTCCGAGATGTCCGAAGAGCTCGGCCTGCCTGCTGAGACGTGCCTATCCCGTGTGCGATCCCTGCTGAAGCGCAACGACGTGTGGACGAACCTCGAACGTCAACAGATGCTGATCGCCGACATGTACGACTTGAAGACGCGCGCTTTTAACTTCCTGGAGAAGTGCTTCGAGTCGGACGAGGTAGCGGCTCGGCACATCGAAGCGGTCAACAGCGTCTTGAAGCAGCTCGGCGACCGCTTGGACAAGGTGAAGGAATACAACGACGAGGAAGAGGCTCGGGTGACGAAGCAGCAGACCCGGCTGATCCTCGACCTGGTGGAGGATGCCTGGGAGCGTGTGCGCACATATATAGCAAGCGCATATTCGAACGGCCAGCTGCTCGACCCGGAGGCGATGGACGAAGTGTTCTATCAGGCGCTGAAGGAGGCCCATGCTGATCAAAGCTAGCGCGATCGACAGCGCTATCGCCACCGTCAAGGCGCACAGGAGGCAGGACAGCTTCAAGTCGGATCCCGTGGGATGGGCTCAGTACATGCTGGGCACAGACGAGGGAACCCTGTGGAGCAAGCAGCGGGAGATCGCTCGGGCTGTGGTGGAGAACAACTCGACGGCGGTGAAGGCCGGTCACGGCGTGGGAAAGTCCCGACTGATGGCTGTTCTCATATGCTGGTGGGTGGACACCCGCTACCCGCACTGTTATGTGATCTCGACGGCCCCGTCGATGGCGCAGGTGCAGGATGTGCTGTGGCGCGAAGTGATGCAGCTGAAGGACATCGTGGAGCGGCGTTTCGAGGAGGGACTTGTCGACCATAAGCTCCCGGGGCGCATCACGATGGACGTGCAGTGGAAGGACGACGTGACGAAGCTCCCGCTGGGCCGCGGCAGGAAGCCGCCGGACAACCTAGGCGGCAACTCATTCCAGGGCATCCACGGCGACGTGTTGGCGATCGGCGACGAGGCCTGCGGCCTGTCGGGCGAGCTGATCGACGCCCTGGCGAACATTACGACGAACGAGGCGTCTCGTCGTGTGCTGATCGCGAACCCCACGGACCCGATGAGCTACCTTGGGAAGATCTTCAAGGAGGAGATGGAGAACTGGAAGCGCATGTCCATCTCAGTCCTGGAGAGTCCGAACTTCACAGGCGAGCCTATGCCGCCGAAGGTGCTGCAGAAGCTTACCGGGCCGTCCTACGTGGAGCAGAAGAAACTGGAATATGGGGAGGACAGCGCCCGGTTCAAGGCGCGCGTCCTGGGCGAGTTCGCTTTCGACATCGAGGATTCGCTGATTCTGCCTGGCGACGTGGAGAAGGCGTGTTTGACGGAGAGGGAGCGGATCGGCCGGCCCGTTTTGGGTGTGGATGTGGCGCGGTTCGGCGCGGACCGCTCCGTGGTGTACCTGTGCGTGAACGGGGTTGTGCGCTTCGTGGATTCCTGGGCGAAGACAGACCTGGTGCACAGCGCACAACGTGTGCACGACTTGGCCCTGCGTGAGGGCGCACACGCCGTGGCGATCGACTGCGACGGTATCGGGGGCGGCATGTTCGACATCCTCAACTCGTATGCGACCCGGACGTACGACATTCTGGCTGTGCGCGGGTCTATGTCGAGCCCGGACAGGGGCCGTTGGCATAACTACCGCTCCTACATGTGGGATTCGTTCCGGTACAGGTGCCGCACGGGAGAGTTGGATCTGGACCCGTTGGATATCGACCTGCACGACGAGCTGCTATCTGTTGGCTACTCGTATAATACGATGTCCGGCGGGCTTGTCCTGGACTCGAAAGACAAGTTGAAGAAGGATGTCGGCAAGTCTCCTGACTTAGCTGACGCCGCAGTGTATGCTGCGATAACAGACCAGAACATACGGGACGCCGTCCAGCAGGAGACCGTGTTCTCCGACGCGGGGGACATGATGGATGACGACGAAGACAGCTACCTAATGGAAATGGGGGAGACTTTTGGATTCAACCGCATACTCGTTTAGCGACGAGGGTATTGCGTTCATCAACGAAGCGCAGAGGTCCTACCTCCTCGACGAGGGTGCCAACTGGGTCAGCTACGCTGACGACAAGGGCCTGACGCTGGCTTTTATTCATGAGGTTGTGCGCGGCCTGAGGGACATGGCCCGGGATCACCCGCTGCATAAGCGCGGAGCACAGCTGAGGACCAGCTACATTTTCGGCGACGACTTGGTGTTCAGCGACACGTCTGCGAAGCTGGACAAGTTTATCAAGTCGGAGTCGGCGCAGAGGACGCTGTTCTCCGCTTCGGCGATGGAGAGCCTGAACTTGGAAAGGTTCTGTGCGGGGAACGTGTTCTTGTTCCGTGAGGTGCATACCGACAAGCTGACGCTGGTGCCCGTGGAGGAGATCGAGGAGATCGTCCGGGATTCGTTCGATTCGTCCGTAGTGAAGTATGTGCGTCGCACATGGACCCCGGACGGGCAGAACACGATCAGTCAGTGGTTCCCGACAGCCGAGTATAGGCGGAGTGTACAGCGATTGAGGAAGCCGCCGAACACAGCCTACGAGGTGAACGGCAACTACGTCGTGTACATTCTGTCGTCGGGCCGGCATGCGGGGCATGCGTTCGGGGCGCCTGATTCGTTGGCTGCCGCGCTGTGGAGCGTCGCCTACTCGGGTTATCTGCGGGACAGCGCTAGACTGTCGAAGGCACTGTCGAAGATCGCATGGGCGATCGTCAACAGCAACAACCAGGGCAAGAGACAATCGGCTGTGGAGATATCGAACCGCGGCGACGTGGTCGGAGCTACGGCGAGCTTGGGTCCCAATCAGTCTCTGGCTGGTGTGGGGGTTCCGAGCGCACAGGTCAACTACGGGAACGGCCAGCCCCTGGCGGCGCTTGTGGCTGCATCGTTCGGGATCCCGGTCATCGCTCTGCTGTCGTCTCCTGGCGCGACGGGCGGATCGTACGGGGCTGCGACGACGCTGGATAGGCCGACGATAAACGGCTTCAAGTTGGAGCAGCGCAAGTGGAGGGACTTCTTCAAGCAAGTGATGATGGATGTGGATCCGTCGGTGAAAGACGTGGACATCAAGTTCCCGTCGATCGAACAAGACCCGACCTATAGGGCGTTGCAGTCGCTTGCTACGTCTATGTCCACCGGGGCCATCCACCAAGACGAGTACCGTCAGGCGGTGCTCAACCTACTCGCTGTGCCCGATATTCACGGCGATGAGCTGCCTGAGCCGAACGATTTTCTGAAGAGTGGTAATGTGTCAGGTGGAGACGACGGAGACGCTGTGCGTGACCCGGTGGCACGCCAAGGTAACCAGGGCGCCGTCCCCGGCGGTTTCAACCAAGGAGACACTGAAAATGAAGATGAAGATCAATGAGAGCACGAACACCAGCGTTCTAAAACCCATTAAGGGCACACGCAAGTGGCTTGTGCGACTCGTAGCCGAGGGCCAGGGCTCTACCGGTGTCTATACGAAGGAAGCGCTGCAGGGCAGTTTCGCCGAGGCGTTCCCCGTCGGCACGCACATGTACATCGACCATGCGACCGAGGTTGAGACCTATGAGCGCCCCGAGGGAACGTTGACGAAGTTGGCGGCTGTGATCGCCGAGACACCCCACTGGCAAGATGCGCCGGAGCCCGGGATGTACGCGACGATCGAAGTGGTCGAGCAGTGGGCGCCTTTCATCGAGCAGGTGTCGGATATCATCGGCGTGTCGATTCACTGCGGTGCGACGCTGGTGCAGGACGACGGCCTCGTGACGGCAGGTGAGCCCACGCCGCCTATGATAGAGTCGTTCATACCATCCCCCGTTAATTCCGTGGACTTCGTCACAGTTCCCGGTGCCGGCGGGCGCCTCGTCGAGGCGCTGGAATCGTTCAAAAACGGAAATGCTATTATGGACGGTAGCAACAAACACAATTCCGAAAGGAAGAGAATGGACAAAGAGTTCAAGGAGGCCCTTGAGGCCCTGGACACTAAACTCTCCGCTCTCGTCGAAGCCCTCGCCGACAAGGCTAAGAAGAAGGACGAAGAGGACGAAGAGGACGCCAAGAAGGCCAAGGAGGAAGAAGAGGACAAGGCCAAGAAGGCTAAGGAGGCCATCCTTGCTCTCACCGATTCCGACCTTCCCGAGGTTTCCCGTGTGCGGGTTGCCGAGGCTATCGCCCGCGGTTACGATGCTAAGGCAATCCTCGACCGCGAGACCAAGCTCGTCGAGTCTATCCGCGAGAGCCTGACGGGCGGCTTCGCCCCCGAGCATGTGCCTTCCGGTAAGGGCGCCGACGACTTCGAAGCCGAATTCGCTAAGCTGACCTGGTAAGGAGGATACGCACATGGGACAGAATCACGTCAAGGGCGGGGACACATACGAAGTCCTGGTGGATGCTGCCGTCAAGTCGGGCGACGTCGTCGCCGTTGGCAAGGTCGGGGCCGTTGCTCTCACCTCCGCCGCACCCAAGGACGACAACAACTTCTATTCGACGCTCGCCTTCGAAGGCATCGCACACCTCGGGCTGGACGGAACCGTCAAGGTCGGGGATATCGTGACGATCGACGGCGCCACCGAGTCCGGCAAGGCCGCCAAGCCTGAGATCGCGGCCGACCCGAAGGGCAAGATCGTCGTCGGCTTCGTGCTCAACCCGATATCGAGCGCATCTACCAAGTACGCCGTCAAGCTCACCCAGGCTTGGCTCTAAGGAGGATATCTACATGGCGATCAACAAAAGGGAAGCCTACAAAGCGGGTATCCTGCTGCATAGGGCCCTTCACGCGGACGACATCCGTGTGCGCAATTCGGCCCGCAAGGACCTGAGCGAGGCCATCACCACGTCGGACCTGCCGGTCAACCTCGGCCCCACCATGAACAAGATCATGCAGGGCGAATACGAGCAGGTTCCGTCCAACTGGCGCGAGTGGGCCGACACCCTCGAAACCCCCGATTTCGAGACCGTGCCCTACTTCAGCTTCGACTTCACCGACGACAACGTTCCGGTCCGCAAGGACGGTAAGGGTTATGTCGCACAGGGGCTGCCCGCTGTCGGCGAGCTCGGCGAATACCCGATCCTCGGTCTGAAGGCAGAGCAGTTCAAGCTGAAGCTGGCGAAGGCCGGCGTCCAGATTCCGCTCTCCTGGGAGACCCTGAAGCGCTACGGCGCCGACTGGAACCTGATCCCCAGGATCACGAAGGAACTCGGCCGGCGTGCTGCCAATCAGGAGTCCATTGAGGCGGCCCTGCAGCTCGTCCAGCCGACGGGCCTCAACACGACCAACTTCAAGGCCGCTAACAAGAACGTTCTGGCCGGCAACCCCGAGCTGAGCATTGAGGCGCTTGAGAAGGCTTTCGCACAGCTGGCCACTACCAAGTACAACGGCCGTCGGATCATCATGCCGACGAAGTTCAACCTGATCGTGCCTCCGGCTCTGGCGAGCCGTGCGGAGCAGATCATGAAGGTCGTCGAGATCCGCCGCCAGAACGGCACCGAGACCCAGGTGATGGGGAACACGGTGTCCGGGAAGGTCGCGAACGTATACGAGGTCCCCGAGCTCGCGCTCATCGCCGGCGATTACGCCGACAAGTGCTGGTTCCTCCTTCCCCCGAAGGGCACGATGCCTCGCAAGAACATCGTCAATGTGTTCCTGGAGGGCGAGACCGGGCCGAAGATCTTCGTCGAGAAGACTACGAACAGCTCCGAATTGGAGGGTTCGTTCGAGAACGACGCCTACCGGACGAAGATCCGCCACCTCGTTAAGTCCGCTTTCATCGCTCCGGAGGGCACTCTGGCCTCCAGCGGTGCGGGCGCCTGATAACGATACCCGACAAGGATGGAAACCCCGCCCTCACAAGGGGCGGGGTTTCCTGCAGTGGAAAGGAGCCGACGTGGCGAAGATAACCGTGGACGAGCTGAAACTGTTCCTGCCCGGTATCGACCTGGACGCTAAGCTGCTCGAACGGCTGTGTGCACTGTACACGAATGTGTTCAAGGCTGCAGCTGCCGCTCTGCGCGCCTACGCGGCGAAGCTCGTGTCGGAGGGTGGGGTCGAGAACGTCAAAGCAGACGACTTCACGCTGTCCGGCGGGGACAAAAACATCGAGGCGCTACTCGCCCTGGCTGATAAATACGACGCACAGGGGGATGCTTTGGAGAATGGCGAGGGGCTCGTTCTCGTCCCGATGAGGGGCGACGACGTGTTCGAGAGAGCGAGGGGGTTCCTTGGCCGGTATCTCTGAGGGCCGCCTGGCGATGGCAGCTAAACGGGTCGAACGCTATATGGTGGATGAGGTGACGATCTACGATGGCAAGAACATCAAATATGACGCTAAGACTGACAGCTATGATTATGGCTCAGTCGTATATTCTGGGAAAGCGCGTATACAGCCGATACGCCAACTTGAGGTAGCGAACGACCAGATCGCGCCCCAGACGACTAACCGTGTGCGGGTACAGCTGCCACGATCGACGATGTCGCTGAACATCCCGATGGCTGCACGTATCAAAGTCGTAAAGACCCAAGATACACCGCACATGGTGGGCTATCTGATGACGGTGGCTTCCTTGGTGGATGCTTCACAGTCATTCGAGCGGACGATCATCTGCAATACGCCGATGAACAAGGCGGAGGCGTAACCTACATGAAGATCCGCACGAAGATCGGCGCCAACAAGTTCACGAAGTACGCCAAACGCATTCAGGACTTCAGGGAATATGATCTGTTCGCCAACGTCATCGACAAGATCTCCGAGGAGATCCCGCCTGCTCTGCAGGAGACGATCGAGAAGACCCCGTCCGCTCTAGTGCCGGGTAAGATCGGCCGTATTTGGACGAGCCACATGCACGACAGCGTAAGCGTCATCGTCCCGGACAACGTCACCGTCGAGTACGGCTGGATCGAGGGATCCAACAAGTTCGACGGCGGCTGGGACCACGACTACATCCTCGGCCAGGAGTATGGCGATGACAGAGTGTGGGGCATGAAGGCCTTGGACAAGGTGGCGAAGCAGGTGAAGCTCGACGAGAAGACCCGCAAGGAGGTCTATACGGAGACTCGCCGCATCTGGAAGTGGGGTAGGTAGAAGATGGCCAAGTACATCGACGACATTATGGCGAAGATCCGAGAGCTCTCTGAAGTGCCGCCTCAGAGGGTTGTCGAAGAGGTGGCGCTGCCGGACTTCGATGAGGGCCAAAAGATGCCGTACATCGCGGTCGTGTTCGGCACGCCCGGTCATATCAGCCAGGCGACGAGCATTGTCTCCCAGCTGAACGACGGCTATCGGGTGTTCTTCCTGTGCCATGTGCGCGCTCTCACCGCACAGCATGCCCGTGAGATCGGGGAGCGCATCCTGTGGGGCCTGGTCGGCTTCGAGCCGGACAACAGCGGCGGGATCACGGTCCACGGCGGTCAGGGCTTGAATTACGCCGGGACCAATCACAAAGTGGTGCAGTGCGGCTACGAGCTCTACTGCTCCTTTATCACGAACCTCAAAAACCGTATTTGATAGGATGGTGTATATGGGCCTCTACAAAGACATGAACACCGGGGACGTCGGCACGTACCCGGATGACTTCGCTCAGTTCTTCGGGACGTTGGTGCCGATAACCGGGGAAGAGCCTTGTAGCGACTGTTTCATTGACAACGACAACGAGAAAAGGGGGAAGCACAGTGGCTAACGAAGTTCGCATGCTTCGCGGCAACGTGACTATTCTCTTCGCCGCTCCTGAGGCATTCGCTGACTGGCAGCATCCCACGGCGGCAGAACTCAACGCACAATTCAGTGCGACCGACAACCCGCGCAACCTGGTGTTCAATGTGTCATGTGCGATCCTGGACGGCTATTCGCTCGGCGAAACCGACCCCGACACGGACAACACTCGAACGATCTGCGACATCTCCGAAGTGGAGAACCCGACCCTCGCCAAGTACGAGGGCAAGTTCACCGCACTCCGAGACGAGAGCGTGGACGACCAGGGCGTGTTCAACATGATCCGCGATATCACGATGAAGCCCGATATCACTCTGTTCATCGTGGAGCGCATCGGCAAGCGCCCGAACAAGCCGTTCGAAGTCGGCGATGTGTTCAGCATCTACCGCTTCCAGACCGACTACCCGGTCGACGGGTACGAGTCGAACGGCTTCATCAAGTACGAGCCGAACTTCCTTCAGAACGGCGCGTTCGTCCTCAACGAGAAGGTGGCCGCATAATGGATAAGAAAGTACTCTCCAACGAACACGTCAACGTCTGGGTTCTTCCCAAGGCGTCCGTGAAGGATATCAACGCTATCACCGTGGAGGAGATGAACTCTGCGGTGGCTATCGGTGACGCGATCAACTGGGACGACACGACGATCCCCGCCGCAAAGGCGTCGAAGGAGCAATCGTCCCTGTCTCTGCTCGACGCTGCCGGGTCTTCGTCCCGTGGCGCCGCGCAGTACGAGGGCTCCCTCACCATGTACTACCCGACGAACCCCGACGATGCGAACTCGATCTATGCCAAGGCGTGGAACATGTTCAAGAAGACCCGCGTCGACCTCGTTTTGGTTGTGCGCGGTGTCCTGAAGGGTCGTGAGCCCATCGCTGCAGGTCAGTGGTACTGCGCGTTCCTCATGATCGAGTCCACGTACAAGAACACGCTGGAGGGCGACAATCCGACCCGTTACACGGTGTCGTTCCTGCAGCAGGGCCAGCTGGCAGTCAACGGTGTCTTCAAGGACAGCACGACGGCGATCACCGACACAGAAAATCTTACGGTGTCCCTCAACGAGCACCGGCCGATCCTACCGAAGATCCACGGCCATGTGGCTCGCTCCGTGTGCTCCTACCTGTCGAAGGACACCTCGACTGTGTCGGTCAGCCCGCTCGGTGTGGTGACCGGCCTGAAGGCAGGCAGCGCAGACGTTATCGTCAGCCACCCCGCTTGTGCGAATGTGACAGTCAAGGTGACTGTGGCATAACGCACGCCCCAGCGAATAGCACAGGGCGTCTCCTCTCCGCCCTGTGCTATTCTTGTTTATGACGTTACCCTAACGCCTAACAGAGAGGATTTCAAATATGGACATTTTCGAGGTGCTGTCTCGATCCAAGGCGCCGAAGGCTGAGAAGGTCGTGTACCTTGACGCCGAGGCGGTGCAGGACGTCGAGAGGCTCATCAAAGAGCAGGCCGACGCTGATGTGATCAAGGAAGCGGTGAAGAGACGGGACGCCTCCAAGCTGACATTCCACCTCCAGTCGGTGACAGCCGATGTGCGCGAAGAGCTGATGATCGGCATCGAAAGCGCTGACAAGACGAAGAACAAGACGAAGCGAGTGTCGGAGGCCTATCTGGCGCTCCTGTCGAAGACGTTGTACAAGATCGAGGACGCCGAAGGCAACGTCGACGAGCGGAAGTTCAATTCCGAGGAGATCCGGAAGATTCTGAATGCCCTGCCCGGCGAACAGTATCTGGGCCTGCTCGTGGCGGCGATGAACCTCCTCGGGGCTTCCGCCGACTATGACAATGCGGTGACGGTGGATTTCTGATAGACGCCCTCCAAGATAAAGGGGGGAGCGGCGCTCTATCGATGGTTAGGACGGCGGTGGACCTGCACATGAGGCCCACCGCCGTCATCTATAACCAGCCCGACCCTTTCGGGCATTGGACGGAACTGGACTATAAGCTTGTGTTGGCTTACAAGACGGTTAAGGACGAGACGTGCCAAAGGTGTGGTAACCCTATCTGGTTGTGTCATTCGACGGATCCTGATATAGCATGGCGCGCAGAGGATAGAACATGCTATGCTACTAAAGCAAGGATGATGCATGATTGGGTCAGCACACACCGCGCCACCGATCCGCCTCCCTACGAGGACAAGCAGAAATGGGGCAAGGACACTGTGATGACACCGTACATGCCGGACTACGCGGAGCGAGACCTGCCCACGAGGATGGACTACTACAACAGGAGTGAGTGATGCCCGATATCAAGCAGACTATCGAGTTCAACGTACAGGGTACGTCCGAACTCCACGAGGCTGCGGAATCCATCAACACTATCGCACAAGCCCTCGACAATATCAAAGGCAAGGTAGTCGGAGCCGACATCGGCAAAGGCCTGGACGGAGCAGGCCGAGGCGGCAGGGAAGCCGGAGAAGGCTTTGACCGAGCCGGTAAAGCCGCGGAAGAGGCGAAGTCTCGCATATCCAACATGCGCTACGCCCTCTACGATGTCGCCGCCGTTATGCAGAACATCTCGAAGGCTACGATTGGCGCGTTCACAACCGTCGTCAAAGAGTCGATGGACTACGAGTCGGCCTTCGCACAGGTGAAGCGGACTAACGACATCGCCGGGAAGTCCGCAGACGAACTACGCGGCAAACTCGAACAGATGGCCGCCTCCGTCACGACGACTAACTTCAAGGATCTGTCGAACATCGCCGCCCTCGGCGGACAGCTCGGTGTCGCCAAAGAGTCCATAACCGACTTCACCGAGACGGTCGCAAAGCTGTCGGCCACCACCGACCTTTCGCTCGACAAGTCTGGTGAAACGATCGCGCGTTTCCAGACGATCATGGGCACGACCGGCCAGAACTTCGACAACATCGCCTCCTCGATCTTGAAGGTCGGCGTCAACTCGGCCGCGACGGAATCCCAGATCGCCAACACCTCGACGCAGATCTCCGCCATGGGCAAGTTCGCCGGCATGACCGAATACCAGGTGGTCGGCCTGTCCGGCGCCCTCGCGTCCATTGGCGTCGCGCCCGAGCTCTCCCGAGGCGTCATCACGCGTATGTTCACCCAGATGCAGAAAGCCATCAGGGGCGGCGGCGATGAACTCAACCTATTCGCGCGCGTGGCGGGGGTCTCCGCACAGGAGGTTCAGTCCGCGTGGGGGACGTCTAAGTTCAGCGACATCTTCGTGAAGTTCATCGCTGGACTCAAGAACCAGGGCCAGGGCGCTATCGGGGTTCTCAAAGACCTGGGCATTAAGGCGTCCCGCGACGTTCCGACGATCCTCCGTCTAGCCGAGGCGCACAAAACACTCGAACAGACGATGAAGGACGCCGAGTCCGGTTATAACGATTCTAAGACACTCAACGATCAGTACCAGCAGATCGCGTCCACCACGGCCGGCAAGCTGGAGATGTTGAAGAACTCCTGGGCGAACTTGAAGGCCGAGATCGGCAGGTCTACGAACTCCGGCATCGGTGACATGCTAGGGTCCCTCACCGGACTGGTGACGGTCCTGACGAATCTCGTGCAGAACCCCGCTGCGCAGTGGGTTGCCAAGCTGGCCGGAGCGTTCCTGACGGCCGGTGGAATCATGGCCGGCTACTACGCCAAGCAGGCCCTTGTGCTCGGCGGAGCTTACGCGTTGACGACAGCGCAGCGGTCAATGGGAATTGCGATGCAGCACCCCATCACGTCTATCCGCTCGCTCTTGTCGGCCCTCGCGGAGACGGTTAAACTCTACAAGCTCTCGACGGTCTCCGTCAACGAACAGACCGGCGCCCTCTACAAGAACGCCGGCGCCGCTCGGGGCGCAGCAGGCGCACAGCGGGCGGCGGGCCAGGCCGCCGCTTCGCAGTCCGCAGCAGGGGCCGCAGCGGGCGGGGCAGGGCAGGCCTCCAGTGCGATGGGCACAGCAGCCAAGGCCACCTCGGGTCTCATGGGCGCCCTCAAGGGGCTCGCCGCAGGTGCCGGCATCTCCCTGTTCTTCACGGGCCTGGCGAAGGTCACAGAGTCCTGGACGAAGCGATCCGAAGCCGCTAGGGCCGAGGCCAAGGCGCTCCAGCAGGCCCAGGCCGACCTCGCACAATCCGTGATGCAGGACACGAAAGCCTTCGAGGAAGGCGGGAGCGCGGCTTACGTGTTCGCGAAGGCCACCAACAAGGCCGGCGAGTCCGTATCCTCGCAGCTGTTCTCCACGTCGGACGCCAACGCTCAGACTAAAGCCCTCGCACAGGCACAGGATCTCCTCGCACAGAAAACCGGCCAGTCAACTGACGAAATAACGAAGCAGACCTACGCGATCGGTGAAAACTCGCTGAAGAAGATGGCCGAGCAGATCGCCGGAAACACGGGCTTCAAGCAGTTCGGCGACGAGCAACTATCCATGCTACGCCAGATGGGCTTCTCGGTGCAAGAGTATTCGAAGTTGGTCACGCAGGGTAACTCTGAGATGACCGACTCGCAGAAGAAACTCGTTGAGTACTACCGCAACAACGGCTTCAGCTTCCTGGCCGACGAGATTGAGCGCAGCACCCAGAAGTCGAGCCAGTACATCGACTCGTTCAAGAACAAGATCCAGGAGATGGTGGCCTCCGGTAAGATCTCCTGGTTCGACGGCGAGAAGATCCTCGACACACTGAAGAAGATCGACGACAACGCGCACCAGACTTTTGATGGTGTGCGCAACGAGTCCGATCTGGCAGCGCAGACCATGAAGGGCCTGAAGGGCGACACCGCCGACGCTGCGGACGAGATGGACAACATGGGCGAAAAGGCCGACAAAGCGGCCAAGGAGCTCAAGAAGGTCGTCGACTCCGCGCTGTCCGGCGACGAGGCGTTCGTCAACCTCGAAGACGCCGTGGCTAACCTTGGCGAGAGCCTATACAAGAATGGCATGAACTTCGACGAGTTCTCCGAGGCCGGAAGGTCCAACCTGAAGGCGCTCTATGCTGTTGTGCGCCAAGCAGCGGAAGCCTCCGGCGGGGATGCCGAGGTGATGAACGCCTATATCCAGCAGATTATGCAGCTGCTGCGCAGCCACGGCGTCGGATCCGTCCAAGTTCTGGAGAGGGTCGAGCAGCGTCTGCACGCCGTCGCCAATAAGGCCACCCAATCGGCGAACCAGATAACGAAGGCCGCGGCCCTCGCACAGAAGGCGGGCCAAGCGATCGGAATGATCGCCGCCAGCATCGCCACGGGTAAGGACTTCTCGAAGGAAGCCTCGGCTTCGCTGCAGGGCCTCGGGAAGTCCTCCACTGCCGCTCTGCCGTCCATCAAGGACCTGGGGAAGGCCCTTGACCAAGGTTTCGCGAGGGGCGCCCGGAACGCCGCCAAGCACGCCAAGAAGGCCAGACACAGGACGAGGAAACTCGGGGACCGTGCGAAGAAGGCAGGCAAGAAGATCAAAGAAGCGGCGAAGGAGATAAAGACCTTCACCGATTACATCAGCGAGCTGTCCTCCGTGGCGAACGCTGCCTTCAACTTCCGGTGGGAGTTCCCTAAGTCGCTGGACGAGACGGCGAAATCGTTTAAGACGATCAAGTCGTACTTCGAGAACGCGGCGAAAGATGCGCAATCGGCGAACAAGGAAATCGGCGACGCCAACAAGTCGATCGAGGAAACGCGCAACAAGATCGCCGAGTTGGACGCCGAGCTGTCGAAGCTGCAGTCCGATCGAAACAAGTTGACCTTCCAGTTGAAGGTGGCCGTCGACTATGGCGATACGCTGCGAGCCGACGACATCCGCGCCGAGCTGCAGAAGAACGCCGCAGCCCAGCAGAAGAATCGCACCGACCGGAAGAACGCCGAGGGCGACCAGGCCGGCAACTACCAGAAGCTGTACGAGGCGATGCAGAAGCTCTCCGACGCACAGGCGAAAGCCCGGCGCGACCTTGTGGGCTTCTCGGATGCGGCGAGGGAACAGCGCGGTAATGTGCTGTCGTTGGTTGAGGCATACCAGAAACAGATCCTGGCTTATGCCAACACCGGAGCCAGTCAGCAGCAGGTGTTGGCTTACGCTTCTGCCCTGCGTGCGGAGTTCATCAGCAATATGACGTCGATGGGCTACTCCCGTGCGGAAACTGAGAGATATGCGGCTACGTTCACGGACCTGTCGAAGGTGATCAACGGTGTGCCGCGGAACTTCACGGTGGGCGTGAACGCCGATCCGGCCCTGCGTGCCCTCTCCGACCTGGAGGCGAAGAACCGTAAGTCGCAGCATTCGATGGACGACAACAGAGACGCCGCAGACAAGCTCGGCAACTCGCTGAACAACACGGGCGGAGATGCAGCTGGCCTTGGAGGCGCGCTGGGCGGTGGAGGCGTCGGCGGGGCTGCCGAACAGGCGGCTGTGACGTTCCAGCAGCTCGGGCAGATCACAGGTAACATCGGCGCGGAGATGTGGAAGGCCGCCGGGTCGGCTAACACAGCCGCGCATGGGATGAACAACATGGGTAACCAGGCCCACGGCTCCGCCTATTCGATGGATGTAGCAGGCAACAAGGCCGGTTGGATGTCCTACGCGATCAACGGCATCCGCGAGGCCGGCTATGGGGCGTTCAGCAATATCATCAGCAGCGCACAGCAGGCGGGGTTCTCCTTCAACCAGGCTGCAACCGACGCCATTAACCTGTGCAACCGTGTGCGAGATCTCCGAAGCCTGTCGGTGGGCCAGTTCATGTTCGGCTTCAACCAGGCGTGGGGGTTCTCGACGGGCGGCAAGGTCGGCGGTTCCTCGTACAGCGGAGGCAAGCAGTCCACCGACACAGTTCCGGCCATGTTGACTCCCGGCGAGTTCGTCATCAACAGGCAGGCCGCGCAGACCGTCGGCTACGGCTTCCTGGAGGCCGTCAACTCCGGCAGGGCAGCTGCATCGGGTGCCTCGGCCGCATCGTCCGGTGCCGGGGGCAGCGGGTTCGGCGGGGGCCCGATCCTCGTCGAGCTGTCCGGAACGGACAGGCATATCTTGGTGAGCGCGGTCAACAAGCCGACGGTGATAGACGGCAATGCTATAGTGGGAATGGTCAACGGCTCTAACGCCCTGGCATCGAGGAGAGGAGCATAGGAATGCCTAAACGACCCAAAGTGTGGTTCGGCACACTGAACGACATGCGTTGGATAGACGCCCCCGTGGCTAACTTCCAAAGCAACAGCACAGGGTTCAACTACAGCGCCACGACGCTGAGAGGCGACGGCTTTGCCAAACGGTCCGCGTTGACGCACAGGGAGTTCACGCTTACCTGGGCGGCCAACACCGTAGCCGAGCACGCCGCTCTGCTGTATCTACTGTCCACCAACGAGCTGCTCTACTACGTGGACCCGTTGGCTATGAAGACGAACCTTCTGCCGCTGTTCATGTCGCACTACATCCCGAACGCCACGGTTTTCACAGACGACATCCCACACGTAGCCACTCCGGGCACCTACAACGGCGCACCTGCGTGGTCGTGGAACCCGGCGTGGATATGGCAGATCGGCCAGAAGATCCACTGGCCGGAGGGGTACAAGCTGTGGGCGGGGTGCCGCGGGAACGGAACGATCCAGATAAACGACACAGCCGTGACAGCGGTCAGCGAATTTGACGGCCGTTACGTAACGACGCAGATTCCGACGAACAACGTCAGCAACCCGTGGGGCGAGATCCAGATGTGGGCGAGCTCTCGTATTTCGAGTATCTGTGTGCGAGCCTACCCTGAGACGCAGGTGAAGACGATCAACGACGTGCCGAACAACTACGGGCCATTCCTTCCCGGCATGGGCTACGGCGCGCTCCAGCAGAAGGAGCCGTATTCGATACAGGAGTACAGTGCGGCTATCGACGGTTACGAGGTGGCTGTGACGGCTTCGTTCACTGAGAAGGTGTTGCTGTGAGTATCGCACCCGAGCCGTTCGAGTATAGGACTGACCGTTCGCTGGAGAACTTCTCCGCACAGTGGGACCGCATGTCGTACAGCGTCCCAGGCGGCACTAAGGGCTACCCGGTGATGACGTTGACGGACAGGTTCTTCAAGCCGGCGGACGTGTCGACGACGTGGACGAACAAGCACCCTGTGTCAAGCGTGTACGAGTTCCGGGGGGATGTGCGAACATTCACCTCTAACTATTCGACGAACACCGTGACCGTCGACGACCTGTGTTATAAGCTCAAGCAGGTGAAGGTCGTCCCCACGCAGTACAATAACTTCCGGAACGTTGTCGTCGAGCTGTTCAAGCTGTGCGACTACGACAAGGTGTATGTAGACGGCTTCATCAAGTCTGACCAATACAACCCGATCATCATGGCTCCGGGCGGGTTATTCAACGTGTGGGATTACTTGAACACTCTGTGTGCGGTTCACAACGTGTATATGATCCGCCAGAACTCGAACCTGTTGTTCCTTCGCGACAATAACTTCCTGAAGGAACGCATGAACAACGTGACTGGTATGAGCTACAGCGTGGATCTCGCACAGTCCACTAAGACCGTGAAGACGACATACCGGCCTATGAGTTATGCCTACAACGAGTACTTGCCGTTGAGCAAGGAATCGAGAGACACGATCATCCAGGTGGACGCCCGGAAGACCGTGGAGCAGACGATCACGCTCGACGCCTACGTGATCGAAGCCATGACGCCGTGGGTGACCCAGTGCAAGGACTACATCCCGGCGAAAGACACATCCGGCCTGGAGTATACGGCGTACTGCGTGTCCGGCAATGACGGGCTCCCGATTACGGCGTCCCAGTGGCTAGGGCAGGGTGGTAGCCTCTCTGTGCGTCTAGACCCGAAGAACCACAATCAGATTATCGTGACTGTGCGCGGGATGGTGACGTCGGACTATTCGCCTTTCCGCATCGCCGCGTCCTCGGGGCCATCCAACTACTACAATTCGCTGCGCTTCCGCGGCACTGGGCTGGTGATGAGTCCGGAGGACACGTATGTCACGCACACGGGATCGTCCTCACTGGGTAGCGACGAGGAGCAGATCAACAACCCATTGATCAATACGCCGTCTCTGGCGATCGATAACAGCCTCCGGGCTGTGTGGGAGAAGTCAGGGACAATCCCGACGATCACACTCACGTCGCCTAACCTGGAGTCGCGCACACCATCCACCACGGGTAATGACCTGTTTCTGACGTCCGGGTCGGCCTTCGACTACGGCGGGGACCGATTCATGACGACGCACGTCGATATGAACAATCAGGAGATCACGGTAACGGCCACGTCTCGTATCACCTGTGACGAATTCTCCAACACCCTCAATACGGGCACGACCTTGGCCGACTATGAGGATAAGATCCCTAAGACGATCTACAACGTGTTCCAGTTCAATCAACCGCACAAGGAGTACAAGCCGGAATGATACCCAACAAGAACCTCGGCGCCGGCGACACATGGGGTTCGTGGGTGCAGGACGAGATCTCGTCCATCAACTCAGGCCTCAGCAACTTAGGGATCGGTGGTGTGCGCAACTCGCTGAACGGACTGATGAACAACATAGACAACACCAACAACAAGCTGTCGTTCCGCTCCCTCACAGGTGATTTACGACAGCTTGGTCCTAACTCCAATGAGGTCCTGCTATCGGAAAACATCCTCAATTACCCAGAGAATGGAAAGGGTTACCTGAACTTCTTCTTCTTCGGTAGTGGACGATATGTGAATACAGGTGCCTCCGACGCTTTCCGGTCGAAGATGCAGCTTATCGTTCGAACAGCTTGGACCCCCGTAGGCGGAACGCAGACGAAATTCGAAGAATACTACGTCTCACAGATGCCAGGTATGTTCAATGGAGAGATAAACCCGGGTTTCTACGATCTCTATGCGTTCTTCAACATGACGGTGCCCCGTGTCACACAAGTGTCTTTTCGTCTTGTCGGGGAAAACAGACTGACGAGCAACCCTCACAAAGAGTTCTACAACTACTTCAACGGCACTATACTGGTAATGGAATCCAATCAGCCTAACACGTAAGGAGAGGAAACATGGCTACAACGGACAGCAACGGGATCGCACACATCGAGGGAACGGATCCCGTCAAGCCCCTGCAGGGCTTATTCAACACGATATCGTCGTCCGTGTCCAACGTCGTCGGCAAACTGCGTAAGCAGGTCATCTACCCGGTGAAGACGCGGTGGGATGCGCAGAACAAGGTGGATGAGCTGAAACGCCAGGGCGTGGAGGGCACGGCCGACGAGCCGATCATCTTCAATGTTCTGAATGACCGTATTCAGATTCAACACGACGGTTCGAGCTTCTCCTATTTCAGCGCGCAGATGGCAGTTCTCGCAGCCGGAGTATTCGAAACTGGCTATCAAAGGTGGGAGCAGCATAAGATCAAATCATTCACCGTCCCCTTCCCGGAGGAGCTTGACCGTATACCACGTTCTCTCCTGTGCCAGGTGACGGACGCCATAACGCACAACATCATTGCGTTTCCGGTGGATAAGAAACAGTTCGGCGTCGCCGCCGCTTGTAACTGGCCGTGGCCTGTCGACTCGAATGTACACGTCAGCTGGGTGGCCCTCGGTTAACGCACCGCCAAGGAACATAGAAGAAGCCCCCGCTTAGGCGGGGGCTTCTTCCTACTCACCGTCCCTATATCGTCTCCACCACCAGTAAAGTTCAGTGTACGGCGTGTACAACCAGCTCGGGCCGATAATGCTGAATAACACGTCGAAGAACGTGTGCGAGCCGTTGCCTTGGCCATTCCACGGGTGTGGTGAGAACGGGTAGTCCTCATCCCACTCGAAGACCGGGCCGATGCCGGCCTTTCCTAGGCGCACAGCCAGCTCGAAGCAGTCTTCGACGTGCAGCGCCTCGTTGTCGTAGCAGTATTTCCTGATCCACCGTGCAGTGTTCCATTTCTTGATCATCTATTGGTCCTTTCTCTTGTCGATTGCAGGAGCCCGTGGTAAAAGGCTTCGCCAGCAGAGGGGCCCCGCGACCGAGTGTCTGCTCCCACCGCTCGATGGCTGCCCCGTAGGAAGCCCTCACTTCGTCTTCGTTCCAATGTTTGAGGTCGTAGAAGGATGGACGTGTAGAGCAGGGAACTCTTTTCGCCTTCCAGTCCCTTACGGGTCCCGGGGTGGGAGAAGTCCTGACAGGGGCTCCCTCCGGTGACGCAGTCTACGTCTGGAACCGTGCTCCAATCGATTTTCTCTACATCTCCGAGATTGGGCACCCCGTGGAACATGGTTGAATGTTCGAGTATCTTCAGTGCATTCCCGTCAGTCTCTGCTATCCACTCGATATTGTTGTCATACGGGACAATGGATGTCACTGTGTTGAACACACCGAGCTCCAACCCACCAATACCTGTGAAAAGCGACCCTATCTTCATTTCCATCCTCTCTCATAGGTGGGTTTGTGGTGTGATCGCTCGACCAGATAGGCTATGGCGTGCCGTGCGGCCTCCCGGCGGTCGTGGTGATGATCCTCGACCTTCTCGAATAGGAGACCGAGGCGCCGGAGGTTCTCGTCACGGACGAACAACCGCTGTTGCGGTGTGCGCCACTGGATCTTCTTCCCGAGGAATCGGCCGAAGACGTGGACAGCGCCCTCAACGCGAACTGGGTTGATGTCGGCTCCCGGGATGTTACGGTTGACGTACTTCTCGCACACCACAACGTCAGGGTGGACCATGCGGTCGAACATTCGCTTGTAGAACCACTCGTATGTCTCATCGGTGCCGGGGTTCCAAGAGTTGAGGAGCCGTACAGGAGAATCGTTCTCATATCCGACGAGGACGATTCCAGTCGTCCCGCCCACCCCGCAAGGGTCGATAGCCAGCAGTGTAGTCATTTTCGGTCTGCCTCAACCTCAGAGTCCGTGGTACTGCTGTGCGTAGCCCCAATACCCGCCGTCGACGAATGACCGGGAGGCCGGGTGGTAATAGTAATGCTCCTCGCCTCTTGTATCGCACGGTTCAGCTTCTTCTCCGATTTGCGGAGCTGCCAGTCCAGCAGCGCTATAGCCACCGCCCATGCCAGAAGCATAATAACGACCCAGATATTCATAGTATCTCCTTTCCTTCGCTTTGTTGCCCCACAGGTAGTCGATCAGCAGACAGGCAAACACCCCGTAATGGAATGGCCAGGCCCAGACCGTCCACATGAAGGGCCTGATGCGCGTGTCGTAGTTCTCAATTCCTCGGTCGCCTCTTGTCGCCCACACCTGGTAGGCGACGAGGTGTGCAATGGCGCCGATGAATAGGACGCATAGGATGAGCTGTGTCTCGTTGAGAGTGTTCGTCTGTGTCATGAGGTTGGCTCCTTTCTTTCTCCATGTCTCCATGGTAGCGAAAGGAGCCAACCCCGTCAACACCCCTGTGTGTGTCGTCCATCACTTATGCGAGCCTGAGAATATAGCGGTCGAAGCCGGCGGCCTGTACGCATTCAACCAACTCACGCCGGCGTTTCTCCCAACGCTTCCTATCCCATGATGCCGCCATCAGCTGGAACGCCACCGGGGTGCCTTCTGTGCGGGCCTCCTGAAAGGCGAAGTTGCGCACACCGGCAAGCTTCAGCTGGGAGACGAGGTCCTCGAAGTGGTGGTCGATGAGTGACTCGGGGTAAACGGTTGTGCGTACCTCGTAGTCGACGCCTGACTCCAGCACGAGGTCGAGGGTATGCCACACCTTGTCGCCCCGCACGCCTACGGCATTCTTATAGTCTTCCGGACGGGCTTTCACGTCGAGGCCGACCCAGTCGACGACGTGCATCATGCGTTCCAGCCGGTCCGGGAACATGCCGGACGTGTGAATACCCACGCCGAAACCGAGCTCGGCGACCGTCTCGGCGGCAGGGATCACAGCCTCCTGGCGCAGTGCCTCTCCACCTGTGAAGACGACGCCGTCGAGCAGTCCGACGCGCCGCTGGAGGAAACCATCAATTTCCGACCAGGCGATGACGCCCGGTGTGCGATTGTCGAGGATGGCTGAGTTCTGGCAGTACGGGCACCTGAGCGGACAACCCTGGCAGAACACGGTGGCTACGAGCCGGCCGGGCCAGTCCACTGACGACAGTGGCACCAGCCCGGCCACCTGAAGGTCCTTGCTCTCGGTCAAGCCTTCACGCTCTCCTTCTCCGTGAAGCACGTCCTCTCTGCGTACTCGCCCTTCTTACCGATGTTGAACGACTGCACAGGCCTGAAGTAACCCATGACGCGCGTCCACACCTCGCATGCCTCACCGCACGTCTCGCACACGAAATGCTCCCCGGCGAGGTAGCCGTGATTGGGGCAGATCGAGAACGTCGGGGTAATCGTGATGTACGGAAGGTGGAAGTTAGTGAGTGCCCTCTTAACCAACTTAGCGCACACATCACCGGACGAGATCTTCTCGTTCATGTACAGGTGCAGGACGGTGCCGCCCGTGTACATGGATTGAAGGTCTGCTTGTTCTTCCAGAGCTTGGAATGCGTCCTGCGTGTGCGACACAGGCAGCTGGGAAGAGTTCGTGTAGTAGGGGTTCTTGTCCGTGCCGGCCTGGATGATGTTGGAGAACCGTTTACGATCTTCCTTGGCAAACCTGTATGTGGTGCCCTCCGCGGGGGTTGCTTCCAGGTTGTAAAGGTTACCGGTCTTCTCCTGATACTGGACGAGGCGCTCTCTCATGTGTGCGAGGAGCTTCTTGGCGAAGTCATGACCCCACTCGGTGGTGATGTCTTCCTTGTCGTGGGTGAAGTTGCGGATGGCTTCGTTGACGCCGTTGACGCCGATCGTGGAGAAGTGGTTGCCAAGTCCTCCCAAGTAGCGCTTGCTGTAAGGGAAGAGGCCTCGCTCCATCAGCTCGGCGATCTTGATCCTCTTCTTCTCCAGGGTCGAGGAAGCCAGGTCCATGAGGTGGTCGAGGCGCTCGAACAGGGCGGTCTCGTCGCCCGCGTACTGATATCCGAGTCTTGCGGCGTTCACGGTGACGACGCCTATGGAGCCCGTGAGCTCGGCCGAGCCGAACAAACCGTTGCCCCGCTTCAGGAGCTCGCGCAGGTCGAGCTGGAGGCGGCAGCACATCGAGCGGATCATGCCCGGGTCGAGCTCGGAGTTGATGAAGTTCTGGAAGTAGGGCAGGCCGTACTTCGCGG